GAAGTCGGCCCGGCTCGCGGGCGGCCACCAGGACGCCCCGGGCGCGCAGACGGCGTGCCCCGGCCGGTTCGCGCAGGCGCTCATCGACGACATCAACCGGGGCGAGTACCGCGCCGACGACGGCGCCGAGGAGGTGGACAACCCCATCACCCCGCCGAAGCCCTCGACCGGGCGCATCGCGGTGGACGGGTTCTGGGGCGGCAGCACCACGCGCCGCCTCCAGCGCGCGCTGGGCACGCCGACGGACGGCGTCGTCTCCAGCCAGGCCCGCTCGTGGAAGGCGGGCAACCCCGGCCTCACGTCCGGCTGGCAGTGGGTGGCCGACAACCGGGCCGAGGGCAGCCGGGTCATCACGGCGCTCCAGGAGCGCATCGGGATGCCGGTCAGCAAGCGGGACGGGCTGCTCGGTGAGGACACCGTGCGCGCGCTCCAGCGCTGGCTGGGTACCCCGGTCGACGGGGTACTGTCGCGAGAGTCCAAGGCGATCATGGCGCTCCAGCGGCGCATCAACGAGAAGAGGATCTGATGGAGGGCAAGACCACCAGCACCAAGGCCATCGCGGGCGGCATCGCGGGCACGATCGTGGCGTTCCTGGGCAGCACGATCACGGCGGCCCAGACCCCCGGCATCACGCAGGAGGAGTGGCTGGTCATCGCGCTGGCGACCGTGCTCGGCTTCGCCGGGGCGTTCGGCCTGACGTGGGGCGCACCGGCCAACCGGCCCAAGTAGTTCGTCCCGTTTAGAGAGGCGCTGACCAGGGCTATTGCCCCGGTTAGCGCCTCTCTTCGTATCGGTGTATGTTACGTATGTCAGCACTATTCACCGATCCAGGAGGCACCATGAAGATCATCACCCCGGCCCGAGCCCGTGCGGCACTGCTCGTCCTCGTGGCGGGCGCGGCCTACTGCGGCGGCGGCCTGACCGTCTCGGCGCTCGCGGAGCCCGAGGTCATCACGGTCAGTGAGGCCGTGCCCGAGGTCTGCGTGCAGGCCATCCAGTCCGGCACGGAGGCCATCTCCGCCGAGCGCCGCGTGGAGCAGTACGCGGACAAGGCAGCCGCCCTCGCGGGCGAGGTCACGCTGTCCGTCGTCTCCGGCGACGCCGACGCGATGGAGGCCGCGCTGAGCCCCATCGCCAAGCACAACGAGCGGGAAGAGGGCTGGCGCAGCACGCGCGAGTCGGCCCGCGAGATGTTCCGCATGGCAGGGGACGACTGCATCGCGCAGCACGTCGCGGCCGAGGCCGCTGCCGAGCGGTGAGACGCGGGCAGACCCACCCGCGCAACAGCCCCGAGGACATCGCCAGGCGTCGCCAGGCGGTCCGACGGCTCGCCGGGGAGGGCCGTACCGACCACGAGATTGCTGAGGCCCTCAGCGTCTCGTGGCGGACGGTCCTCCGGGACCGGCAGGCAGCGGGCATCCCGGCAGGGTATGACCCGAAGAACCGATTCACGCCCCGGGCCAACGAGTTCGGGGCCGAGTACGTAGGAGGAGTGCGATGGTGACGCTGTCAGACGGCGTGATCGCCAAGGCGAAGCGCTACCTGGCCGAGGGCCGGGTGATGCAGGACGCGCAGGACGAGACGGTCTGGTGGATCGAGGGCAGCCGCCAGGGCGCCCCGTACCGCGTGCAGATCGTGCTCGGGCCGGACGGCGAGGTCGTCAGCCGGACCTGCACCTGTCGGCACGGGAAGGCGGCGCTCGGCGTCGCGCAGTGCAGCCACGTCGTGGCCGCCGCCACCAAGATGCAGGAGGCTCGATGACCTACCTGGAATGCGGTCGCTGCGGCGGCCCGCACGCGGTGGCGGGCTGTACCGCCACGCCGCAGGAACCGGCCCTGGAGCGGGCGATCCGGTCTCTGGCGGACAACTACCGCACCCGGGCGCAGTACCAGCCGGAGCCGCGCGCACAGTGGGCCGACGTCGAGGCGGACCTGCGCCGCATCCTGGCGGCCGAGGGGTCTGGCTCATGACGTGGATGCACTGGACCCTCTTCACGGTGCTCGCCGTGCTCGCGCTCGGCATGGCCCTCGACCGGAAGGCGGGCACGGTACGCGGGCGTCTGGCCGCTTTCTCCATCTTCGTCGGGTTCATCGTCCTGCTGGTGCTTGGTCAGCCTAAGTAGTGCGAATCGGGCGGTATGTGCTACGGTTACGTATGTCAGCACAAACCACCTACGGAAGGATCAGCACATGATCAGGTCGGTCACCAAGCAGTCCATCTGCGGAGCCCAGAAGCACGGAGCGTTCAAGGGCACCGGAGAGGCGAAGGGCAACTTCGCGGTCAGCATCTGTGACCAGCGCAAGCACTCCGGCCCCTGGCACCGCGACTCGGTCACCGGCGAGGAGTGGAAGGCATGAGCGCGAAGGACGGCAACGCGGGCATCGGCTGCGGCGGCGCTCTCTTCATCGTGCTCGCCCTCGCGGTCCTCATCGGCATCTCCGGCGTCGGCTCGGACCAGGTCAGCCACGACTGTGGCGAGGTCGCTACCTGCATCAAGAGCGACGACTAGCAGTTCCCGCCCGGCCGCCATCCCGGCGGCCGGGCACAACCCTCACGAAAGGCACCACCCATGAGCGACGAGCACCTGCTCACCCCGGCCGAGGTTGCGGCCAAGTTCAAGGTCGACCCGAAGACCGTCACCCGCTGGGCGCGGAGCGGGAAGTTGTCCAGCATCCGGACCCTCGGCGGACACCGCCGGTACAAGGCGTCCGAGGTCGAGGCCCTGCTGCGGCGCAGCGAGGGCAAGGCGTGACCTGGCCGCCGACCAAGGTCCCGCCGCTGCGCTCTGACATCGACCGGCGCCGTCGGCTGTACCGCCGTCACCTCGCCAAGATCGAGCGGAACGGCTGGGTCACCCTGTCCGGCCTCGTCGGCTTCGCGGCCGGGGCCATCACCGCCATCTACACCTGCCCCGGAGGCCTGGCATGAGCAACCCCACCCCCACCGTCATCAACGCGTCGCGCGCCGTCCGGATGCTCAAGGACGCCGTCGCGACGCGCAGCCCCGAGTACAACTACAAGACCGACGAGGAGCGGTTCCCGCCGAACGTGGCCCTCGGTGCCAAGTCGTGCGTCTACGTGCGCAACGGCTGCGCCGACTGCCTCGTCGGGGTGGCCCTGGCACTGGAAGGCGTGTCGTTGGACGTGCTCGCGCAGATCGAGCGGGAGTCAGACGACCTCGCGGTCACGCACGTCTGCGACCCGGACGAGGCGTGCGAGGAGGAGCACGGGGAGACGAACGTCGGCTCGCCCTGGTTCCTGCGGCGCCTGCGGGAACTGTCCGGCTTCGACCTGACGACCGAGGCCGTGGACGTGTTCTCGGCGGCGCAGGTCTACCAGGACACGGCCCGCACCTGGGGCGAGGCCCTGGTGGCGGCCGAGAAGACCAAGGTGCAGGGCTACCCCGAGCCGCTGCCGAACGGCACCCTGCTCGTCTGAGACCGTAACCACCCCGTTACCTAATTAGGTAGCGGGGTGGCTTACTGGCGTGTAGTGTTACGTATGTCAGCACAACGAAGCACCACACACCGGAGGGTTTCACCATGAACATCACCACCGACGCCGCCACGGGCACCGTTCTCCGCAGCGAGGTCACCGAGCGCAGCCAGAACGCCGAGTTCCTGCGTCCGCAGTTCGCCGTCCGCACGGCGGCGGGCGTCGTGCTCGGCGTCTCCGGCCAGGAGGCCGACCTGCTGGCTCGCATCGGCACGGTCGACCTGCTCAAGGTCGAGGAGGACCCGAAGCCGCCGACGCCGCGCCAGCGCTGGAACGCAGCCATCAAGGCGGTCCGCTCGGCGGGCACGATGGTGCAGCAGAACATCTCGGGCTGCTGCAACGGCTGCTCCGAGCCGTTCAAGGGCGTGAAGAAGTTCGACAAGGAGTCCACCCCGGCCGCCTGGTTCATCTACGCGCAGAACCTGGGCATCAAGTGGCACGAGGACGGGCTCGCCGTCGCTCCGAAGGAGTACGGCTACAGCGAGACCAGCAAGTCGGTCTATTTCAACCACGCCAACGGCGGGGCGCAGGCCGTGGTCGACGCCTTCAAGGCGCAGGGGTTCGCCGTCGAGTGGGACGGCACCACGAGCGACTGCGTCAAGGTCACGGTCCCGGCTCGTCGCAAGCGCTCCTGGGAGTGACCCTGTAGCACCGGCGCCCCGTCCACCCGGGCGGGGCGCCTCCGCATCTCACGAGAGAGGCACCACCATGACGAAGGGCAAGCCGGTCAGCAAGCGGCTGACCACCCTCTCCCTGGCCCGCAACCTGACGCAGCGCCAGGAGCACCAGATCATCGCGATGGCCGACCGCGCTCGCACGATGGAGCAGGTCATCGACCGCATCAATGACGTGGACATGGGGCCGCGCCTGAGCACCTGGCGGCACACGCCGTGCGAGCACAGCCGCCTCCTGAACCCGCGCGAGCACGCGCAGGGGGACGAGCCCGACTACGACGACACGTGCTCGCCGTGCCTCCGCGACCGGCTGCGCGCCTACCTGCTCGGGAACCAGCAGTGAGCGCCGTGACGGTCTTCCGTATCCACCTGGTCACGAGCGGGCCGCTGGGCTCACGCAGCAAGGACAGCGAGTACAGCAACCTCGACTCCGCCGTGGAGCGGGTCAAGTGGCTGATGCGCCGCTACCCCGGCTGCCGGGTCACCCTCGACGTCGTTCCGCCGGTGCAGCAGCACAAGCCGGACGACTTCGAGCAGCGGCTGACCGAGGCCCTGCGCACCCCGCTCGGCACTCCGGCGGAGCAGTCCCGGCTCGCGGCCCGCACCTCGTACGCGATCGGGGAGATGGGCCGCACGATCGACGATGCCGCGCTCGCTGCCTCGTGGGAGGCGGAGCGCGGCGACAGCGGCGAGCCGAACCCGTACCTGACGCTGCTCCAGAAGCGCACCGACCAGCACCATGCCGTCGTCGAGCGGGCCGCTGAGGAGGCGCTCCAGGGCGGCGAGTACGGCGTGCGCGTGGACGTCTACCCGACCCGCACGGAGGCCCGCGTCGACCCGACGGTGCCCTACGGCTGCAAGGTCGAGCACCAGCACCTCACCGACCCGCAGGAGCGGGCATGATCGAGTCCTTCTCGGTCGCGGCGTTCGTGCTGAGCCTGCTGTACGTGGTCGTCTCGATCTGCCACCGGATCGCCTGGTGGGCAGAGCGCACACCTCGGTCGGGGTACCTGATCGTCGCCTGTTTCGCACTGTTCATCCTAGTTAGGAGCCTGCCGTGACCCACCACGACTGCAAGGAGCACCTGCCGCACCCGGGCATCAACCGCATCAAGACCGAGCGCAACTGCTCGGTGTGCGGCCGGACGTGGGTGCTGCGCCTCGTCGGCGTCAACAAGATCCGCACCTGGGTCCCGAAGAACCGGATGACCGGATGGTGAGGGCCTACCAGGGGGCCGACAAGCCGGACCCGAGCAAGTGGGTGTCGCGCAAGGAAGCGGCGGCCGAGACCGGGCTGACCCGCGAGCGCATCACCATGATCATCGCCTCAGGCGAGGTGAGGACCCTCCAGCGCGGCCGGTGGGTCTACATCGAGCGGGCGTCGCTGGCCGCGTACCGACGCCGCAGGGGCACCAACGACGACAGGAGGAACCGGTGAGCAACGCCGAGGTCCGTATCAAGTTCATCAACGAGAACCTGGTGGAGGTGCGCGGGGCCGACGGCGCCACGCAGGCGCGCCTGGTTACCGCGCACCGCACGCACCGGCTGGTCAAGCGCGTGCTGCACCTGGCGGCGGGCACGTTCCAGGTCCACCTGGAGCCGATGAGCGAGCACAGCCACCCGCAGGCGAGGTTCCGATGACCGCCTGGAAGGCGACGCACCTGCGGTGCGACTGCTGCGGCCGGGGCATCCCGACGGCGGCCCGCGACGCGGCCACCGCCCGTGCCGCAGCCGCGCGCAAGGGGTGGACGCAGAACCGCGCCAAGACCGAGGACTGGTGCCCGGCCTGCGAGGGCTTCAAGTGCCACGGGCAGCACTGATGCGCCGCCCGACGTGGGCGTACGCCTGCTGGCTGGGGCTGCACCGGTGGCGCCTGTACTCGATCACCGACATGGTCTGGCCCGCGCACACGGGGCACACGCGGCAGATCTGCTCGCGGTGCCGCAAGCGGCGCACGACCCGGCGCTCGTACTAAGTACCCTGGTTTCAAGTGTTCTGCGACAGCAGGTGCTAGCCTGCACAGCAGGAGCCCGGGAGCCACAGCCCGAGCACCAGGGGAAGCCGAGCGCCCCGTCCTAGTCCAAGCCACCTGACCAACAGGGGCCACGGGCGTGGGCGGGGCGCTCGCGTGTGTATCATCCCTTACAGCGGCTCCTCCCCGGCCGCATGTTACGTATAGGAGGTACCCGCTGTGGAAGTCAAAGAGGCTGCCGAATACCTGGGCGTGTCCCGCCAGCGTGTCTGGTATCTCGCGAAGTCCGGCAAGTTGAAGATGTCCAGCCGGGTACGCAACCGGCTGAGGCTGGAGCGGTCTTCTGTAGAGGCCTACTCGACGAGTCGCCTGGCCTTTTCCCACGGCGATGGGAGCCATGACCCGGTAGGGCAGGCCCCAGATCCGCACCTTACCGAGGTGCTGGGGAGCATGTTTCGTATAGGGGGTACTTCCGATGAGTGATGCACCTATGGATGTAGGGACCTCTGCAAAGAGGCTGTGCAGTGCCAAGCGGACCAACGGGCAGCCCTGCGGACGGCCGCCGATCAAGGGCGGGACGGTGTGCGCCACGCACGGCGGCAGCGCCCCGCAGGTGCGGCGGAAGGCGGCTCTGCGGCTGCTGGAACTGGTGGACCCGGCGATCAGCACGCTCGCCCGCGAGATGGTCCAGGCGGACAAGAGCGCCGACCGGCAGCGGGCCGCCAACAGCCTGCTCGACCGCGCAGGCGTGCCGCGCACGGCGACCGTGATCGACGGCGAGAGCGCCAAGGCGCTGCTCGTGGAGCGGATCAACGCGCTGCGCGACGAGGCTGACCTGCCCGAGATGACCGACGACGAGGAGGCCGCGCTGTGAAGGCGCAGGTGGTCGGCGGACCGGAGGACGGCCGCGAGGTGGACATCGACCCGTTCAAGCGCAGCATCGTCATCTTCGACGGCGCGAAGGGCTGGGAGTGCCCGGTGCGTGACCGGCGCATCTACTGGAACGAGAGGAAGCCCGCATGACGTACAAGATCTGGGGCTGGTACGACGAGGAGAACGGCTGGTCCGTCGGCCGCGTGCGTACCCTGACCGAGCCCGTCAACGAGCACCCCGAGATGGACGGCGTCTACAAGCGCATCCTGGAGGAGTTCTTCCCCAACGAGTTCGGCATCGACGTCAACCCGGACACGTTCACGCGGCGCGACCTTGCCGACGACGAGTCCGTGCCCGAGGAGGAGCGCGCCTACACCTACTACGAGATGCACTCGTGACGGCCGCCGCCCCGATCCGCGAGGTCTCGTTCCGGCACCGCACGGACTTCCTGGCCGACCCGCTGTTCCGCGAGGCCGCTGTGCGCTCGCTGCACCAGGCGCTCGGTGACCTGGGGCTCGTGGCCGACGGCGAGGTCATCGAGGAGCACCAGCCCGCGTGGCCGGGTAGCGCCTTCACGATCGGCGTCCCGGCCATGACCGTGCTCACGTTGCGGGCGAAGCCGTGACCGGCGGCTGGGGCACGGGCAAGCGCAAGCGCAAGCGCCCGCCGAGCAACGACCCGGGGCGCCCGCCCAAGGGGCTGGCCTCCGGCTCGCTCGCCAACCCGCGCCGCACCGTCATCCACATCATCGTCAGCGACGCGACGGCCGAAGACCTGGCTGACGCCCCTGACACCGACGACTGAGGAACCCATGGAACTCGAATCCCGCTTCACCCCGTCCCGTCGCGACTGCCCGCACCCCGAGCGCTGGCACAGCCCGGACAGCGACTCGACCGAGATTGAGGTCAGCCGCCTCGCTGCCGCGTTCGTCGAGGCGCTGCGGCCGGACCTGGTCATCGAGACCGGCTCCGCCTTCGGGCAGACGGCCGAACTGATCGGGCAGGTGCTGTTCACCGCAGGCGTCGGGCACCTGGTCACGTTCGAGGTGGACACGGCGCGCGTCGCCGCGACGGCCGACCGCGTGGCAGGGCTGCCGGTGCAGGTGGTCCAGATGGAGAGCCTGCCCGGCCTCGCGGCCCTCCAGCAGCGCAACCCGGGCGAGGTCGGCTTCGCCTGGCTCGACTCGCTGTTCGAGTTGCGCGTGCCCGAACTGCGCGCCATCCGCCCGCTGCTCACCCCGGGCGCGATCGTCGGCGTGCACGACTGCGGCGACCCGGCCGGGACCAAGTACCCGCAGTTCGCACGCGAGGTCGCGGACGCGGCGGCGGAGATGGGCTTCAACCGGCTCAGCCTGCCGACGCCGCGCGGCGTGACGTTCCTCCAGTGGAAGGGAGGACGGCTCCGTGGCTGAGGCGAAGCGGCTCTCCATGGACGACGTGCAGGCGCTCGTCGTCATCCCGACCATCCCCGGCCGCGACGCGCTGCTCAAGCGCGCGTGCAAGTCGATCCGCGAGGACGTGCTCGTTGCCGGGGCTATCGAGGTGGACACGGACGGCAAGGGGCCTGCGGCCATGCGCAACCTCGCCGTGGTCAACAGCCTGAACGCGGGCCTCCGGCCGCCGTGGATCGCCTTCCTCGACGACGACGACGAGTTCGACCCGGGGCACGTCCAGGCGCTCATCGAGCACGCCGACGCGACCGGGGCCGACGTCGTCTACCCGTGGTTCCACCTGAACGTGGGCGGCGTCCTGGACAACAGCCGGGACCCGCTCGGCGCCGAGGGCCGCCCCTTCGACCCGGAGCGGCTGCTGAGCGCCAACTTCGTGCCGGTCACAGCGCTGGTCCGCACCGACCTGTTCGTGCAGGCGGGCGGCTTCCCGGAGCCGAACAGCGAGACGTGGCCCCACCCCGACTGCGAGGACTGGGCGCTGTGGCTGCGGCTGCTCGGCCTGGGGGCCAAGTTCGAGCACCTCAACCGCCGGACCTGGACGTGGCACTGGCACGGCAAGAACACCAGCGGCCGACCCGACCGGGCGGCCCAGATCTACGGAGGCACCGCATGACGACCGAGACCGCTCCCCGCCGCACGGAGTACATCCCGCTCGACCACCTGCTGGAGGACCCGGCCAACCCCAAGTCCCACAGCGTGGAGACCATCGACGCCTCGCTGGAGCGCTTCGGCGTGATCGACCAGATCGCCCGGGACGACCGCACCGGCTACATCATCAGCGGGCACGGGCGGAAGAAGTCGCTCGTGGCCCGGCGCGACCGGGGCGACGCTCCGCCCGAGGGCGTGCGCGTGGACGCGGGCGGCCACTGGCTCGTGCCGGTCATCGTGGGGTGGGCGTCCAAGGACGACGCGGAGGCGCGCGCCGCGCTGATCGCGCTGAACCGCACCACCGAACTCGGCGGCTGGGTGGACGAGAGCCTGCTCGACCTGCTCGACAACCTGGGCGACTACACCGGCGTCGGCTTCTCCGAGAACGACACCGACGACCTGCGCGCCCGGCTGGAGGAACTGGACGCCACCCCCGCGCCGAAGGTCACCAAGAAGGACGACGTGCCGACCAAGAAGGACAGCGACACGTACGCAGCCGAGGGGCGGCGGCTCGTCATCCTGGACTACGCCGTCAGCGAGTACCCCGTCATCCAGGCGCGGCTCAAGGCGCTGCGCGAGCGCTACGGCGTCGACAACAACGCGGGCGCTGTGCAGATCTGGCTGGCTCAGGAGTTCCCCGGTGTTGAGGCGCCCGCCGACGAGGCCGAGCCGGACGCGGCCGACTTCGACCCGATCAGCGAGGCGCTGGGCGTGGAGACGTTCGATGCGTAGCGACATCCCGCGCGTGCCGGTGCAGCGCGTCCTCTCCTACGAGGAGGCGGGCGCGCTGGTCGGCACGCAGGCGCCCGCGCTCGACCCGACCTTCCGCGAAGAGGTGCTGTACGTGGACGCCGACACCGGCGCGCCCGTGCTCGCCAACCTCGCCATGCCCGACCGGGCCGCCTTCCGGCGCAACATCCTCCAGGTGAAGATGGGCGGCTCCAGCCCGACGCCGCGCGCGTCCGGCGTGCGCAACACGTCGCGGACGTTCGGCAACCGGCCGCGCAAGCCGATGATGGGCCAGGAGGCGTGCATGCTCGCCCGGCTCGCCGACGAGCAGCCCGACGTACACGCCTACCTGGTCTCCTACAGCGAGACGATGGGGGCGGCCCTCGGTGAGGCGTTCCCGGAGATCGAACTGGCCGACAGGGAGACGATCGAGAAGGTGCTGCCCGAGTGGCGCCTGAGCGACGAGTCCCTGTGGACCAGCGGCGTCATCAACAGCGAGTCCGCGCTGCCCTACCACCGCGACGGCAACAACTTCGAGGCGTGGTCGGCCATGCCCGTGATGCGCCGGGGCGTGGCGGGCGGGCACCTGCACATCCCCGAGTACGACATGGTGGTGCCCTGCCGCGACGGCTACGCCGTGATGTTCTACGGCAAGGGGCTCGTGCACGGCGTCACCCCGATGCGCGTCGTCGTGCCGGGCGGCTACCGAATCAGCGTGGTCTACTACGCGCTCCAGGGCCTCAAGGACTGCCACACCTACGCCGCTGAGACGGCGCTCGCCCGGCGGAAGCGCACCGAGCGGGAGGAGCGCATGGCCGCGCCCGGCTACAAGCCAGAGCGGCTGATGCAGGGCAAGCGCACCGGGCAGCCGCGCATCAATGCGGCGATCCGCAACGAGAACGCAGCCGAGTCGTGACGGGCTACTACGTGGCGATCCCCTCGCGGGAGCGGTCGCCACTGCTGGTCAAGTGCACGCTGCCGGTCCTGCTCGACGGCGGGGTGCCCCGGGGTGCCGTGCACGTCTGGGTCCTGCACGAGGAGGTCGCCACGTACCGCGCCGCGCTCGACGACGCGGGCTACGCCGACATCGCCGTGTACGGGCACGGCAGCCGGTCGGGCCTGCGCGGCGCCCGCAACGTGATCCAGCCGCAGTACCCGCGTGGCACCCGGCTCGTGCAGGCGGACGACGACATCCGGGCCATCGAGCGGCTCGACGCCGGGCGGCTCGTGTCGGTGACCAACGTGGACGGCCTGATCCAGGGTGCGTTTCTCATGGCCGGGCAGCAGGGTGTGTCGCTGTGGGGCGTGTACCCCGTGCGGAACGGGTACTTCATGGCGAACCGGGCGCACCTCGGGTTCCGGCACATCGTCGGCACGTTCTGGGGGATGACCCTGCGCCACGACCCCACCGAGGTGCTGAACTTCGACGAGAAGGAGGACTACGAGCGCACGATCCGGCACTTCCTGCGCGACGGCGCGGTGCTCCGCCTCGACAACGTGACGCTCAAGACCCGCTTCTACACCGAGCCGGGCGGGATGCAGGTCTACCGCGACGCCGCCTACCAGGAGGAAGGCACGCACCGACTCGTGGCAGAGTGGCCCGACCTGCTGACCAACCGCCGGTCGGCCGCGAAGGGCACCGCCGAGGTCACCCTGCGGCGCCTGCCCGGCCTCGATCTGCCGCCCGTCCCCGTCCGCTGAGGAGACCCGTTGTCCGACGACGAACTGACCCGCCTGCTGGCCGGGCTCACCGAAGAGCAGGTGTACGACCTGCTCGACGGCCTGCCCGAGCCCGCTGCCCGCGCGCTGCTCGACGCGCTCCCGGCGAGCCAGGTCAACCTGCCTGCCAACCCGCTGGAGCAGGCCCAGGAGTTGGACGACGGGTACCGCAGCCGCCCGCACCTCGACTACCTCGCCGCCCGGCTGGAGCAGGCGGTCAAGGACGTGGAGGCGGGCGGCAACCGGCGCATCGCCATCTCGATGCCGCCCCGCGCGGGCAAGTCCACGCTGGCGAGCCAGTACCTGCCGCTGTGGCTGCTACGGCGCCACCCCGAGTGGAAGATCGGCATGGTCTCGCATGAGGCCAGCCTGTCTACCGCGTGGGGCCGCGCCGTGCGCCGGTGGGTCACGGAGCACCCCGAACTCGGTATCCGCATCGCGCCCGACGCCGGGGCCGCGCAGGAGTGGGAGACGGCCGAGGGCGGCGGGGTGCTGTCGCGGTCCGTCGGCGGCTCGATCACCGGCCGTGGCTTCAAGGTGCTGCTGCTGGACGACCTGATCAAGGACTTCGGGGCGGCCCACTCCGAGGTGCTGCGGCAGTCCGTCTGGGACTGGTGGCTCTCGACGGCGAGCACCCGCCTGGAGCCGCCCGCGCTGGTGATCGCCATCGGCACGCGCTGGCACGAGGACGACTTCATCGGGCGGCTGCTGTCGGCCGAGCACGAGGGCGACCCGGACGAGTGGGAGGTCATCTCGTTCCCGGCGCTCGCTGAGGAGGACGACGTGCTCGGCCGAGCCGAGGGCGAGCCGCTGCTGACCCCGCTCGTGGACGAGACGCCTGAGGAGGCCCTGGCCCGGTGGGAGGGGGTCAAGCGCGACGTCGGCTCGTACGTGTGGTCCGCGCTGTACCAGCAGCGGCCCGCTCCGAGCCGGGGAGCGATCTTCGACATGGCGTGGTGGCGCTACTGGACGACCAACCCCGCGCTCGCCAACGGCGAGGACATCGTGCTGCTCGACATCGCCCCGCACGCGGGCGACACCTGGGTGGAGTCGTGGGACTGCGCGTTCAAGGGCAACAGCGACAGCGACTACGTGGTGGGGCAGCGGTGGGTCCGGCGCGGGCCGAACCGGATCCTCACGGCGCAGGTGCGCGGCCGGTGGACGTTCACACAGACGCTGGCCGAGATGCTCGCCTTCGCCGCGCCGTACGTCCCGGCTCGGCTCGTCGAGGACAAGGCCAACGGCACGGCGGTCATCGACACGATGCGCCGCAAGATCGACGGCCTGATTCCGGTCAGCCCGCGCGACGGCAAGGAGGTGCGCGCCCGCGCGATCACTCCGACGCTGGAGGCGCGCAACACGCTCATCCCGCACCCGTCCGAGCCCGGCTACGAGTGGGTGACGGAGTTCCTCACCGAGCACCGCAACTTCCCGACCGGCGCGCACGACGACATGGTGGACGCCCACACGCAGGCGCAGACGCGGCTCAAGGGCGACGCGGTGATGAAGTTGGGCAACCCGGCTGCGGCCCGGAAGCCCGAGCGCGCCCGGACCGGCAGCGCCCGCGTGACGTCGCGCCGCATCCCCGGCCGGTAATTCATCCCGATACGGGGTTGCGCGTCCCCGTCGGTGGGGGTAATGTTACGTATGTCAGCACAACCCCTACCGAGGAGGTCAACATGAGCGAGCCGGTCCACCGCACCGACTTCGACTACGACAAGGTGACCAAGACGTTCTTCGTCTGGTGCACCGTCGCCGGGTGCCGCTGGACGGCGAACCGCGTCCGCACCATGCAGGACGCGAAGACCAAGGGTGACGGCCACACGGCCAACCCGAAGCGGCGGCCATAGTGCAGGCGTCAGTCCAGGGCCGCGTCTACGTGGGCCGGTCCTGGGCTGACGTGCTCTCCGCCGCACTGCGCGGCGAGCACGCAGCCGTAACCACGTCCGATGAGCGGCGGAGCGCGCGCAATGCGCTCGGTCGCGGGGTGACCGTCATCATCGGCGGCATCCAGATCAAGCCAGAAGGAGCACGCGAGTGAAGGTCAAGGTCAAGGTCGGGAGCAAGACCTACGAGGAGCCGTCCTACCGGGGCGCCGTCGGCGCAGCGCTGGCGGACCAGGGGCGGCGCGAGACCACCGCCGAGCAGCGCCTGCGGGCAACCAACCTGCTGATGCACGGCCGGGACGCCGACATCGCGGGCATCATCATCCGCCTCGTCGAGGTGACCCGGTGAGCCCGGCGCAGGAGTGGGAGGCCTGGCGCAAGAAGCGCACCAGCGGCGCCGTCTCGACGGCCGAGTGGCTGGAGTGGGCGGAGCGGTACGTCTCCGGCCTCACCGGCGGCCCGTGGCGGTCGCACTGCGAGGCCCACATCCGGTTCGTCCGGAGGAACGGGTGACCCGCAGCGGCGCGTACACCGATGTCCGGGTCAAGGGCCAGGTCATCGGGTACGTGAAGCGGAACGCCGAGGACGGGTTCTGGGACGCCTACATGGACTACCAGCGCAAGGCGGGCAGCACCCTGCTCGGCAAGTGCATCACCAAGGCCCAGGCCATGGGCATGGTGCAGCACGCCGCGTTCGGCTGAGCGCAACAGCAATCCACCCCAACAGAAAGGCAGGACCGATGGCACGCATCGGCAACGGCTGGACCGACGTCGAGGTGAAGGGCGAGACGGTGGGCTTCATCGTCGCCCCGTCACAGGTGGGCGGTAAGTGGCACGCCTACCTCGACAACAAGGGCAAGTCCGGCAGTCAGCGGGTGGCCTCCACCAACACCCGCGCCGCCGCGATCGACGCGGTGAAGGCTGCCGCCGCACGTCGGTAGCCTCTCCACCAGGCGCCCCGTTCTCCCCCTGCCGGGAGGGCGGGGCGTCCGTCTGTGTACGCTCGTCACATGTCTCCCCTACTGCTCGTTCTCCTGGACGGCCTGATCCTCGCCGTCGGCACGCTGCGCCTCGTGCGCCTGTTCATCGTGGACGACCTCGGCCGCCGCCTGCTCATCCCGCTGGAGTCCCGCCTGCGCGGGCGGCTCAGCGAGGGGAAGCAGTGGCTGGCCGACGGGTTCATCTGCCCGTTCTGCATCGGTATGTGGATCGGCCTCGGCTCCCTGCTGCTGTGGTACGGCGCCGACCTCGCGGGCGGCTGGTGGCTGATCGCCTGGCGCCTGCTCGTCGGTGCGCTCGCCCTGAACTACGTCGTCGCTCACCTCGCGGCCCGCCTGGACATCTACGATGGCGGAGACGACCAGGAGGACGACCGATGACCCTTACCGCCCCGCCGGTGCGCTCGACGCGCCGCGCGCTCCCTGACAAGACCCCGAAGACGCCCTGGGGGTGGATGGTCAAGTCCATCCGCGCGTCCGCCGCCCGGCTCAAGGAGCGCAACGTCGACCGGTCGTTCGTGCTCAAGGGCACCAACACCGGCTGGCAGGGCGAGGCGTGGGACATGTACGACCTCGTGGGCGAGCAGCGCTACATCGTCGACACGATCGCCAACACGATCGGCCGCGCCCGGCTGTACGTCGGCCGCGTCAGCGATCAGGACGAACTCGGCGCGCCCGTCCCCGTCGAGGAGGGCGACCCGGCCGACGTGCTCGACCTGCTCGGCACGGAGTCCGAGCGCTCGCAGATGCTGGAGCGCTACGGCGCGAACGACCGCGTCGCGGGGGAGGGCTACCTGGTCGGCGTGCCCAAGCAGTTCCTCGCCGCGCAGGTGGACCCGGAGTCGGACCTGGAGTTCCGCATCGCGCCGGAGGTGACCCCCGAGCCCACGGAGATTGCCGTGGACGACCTGGTGTGGCGCTACATGTCCGTCGACGAGGTGCTGATCGACGGCTCCAGCGTGCAGTTGGAGTGGGCCGACGCCGACGCCGCCGACACGGACGGCAAGATCCACGTCTCGCAGCGGGACATCTACCTGATCCGCGTGTGGAACAGCCACCCGCGCCGCCGTCGCGACGCGAACAGCCCCACGCGGGCCTCGCTGCCGGTGCTGCGCGAACTCGTCGGCCTGACCATGCACATCTCCGCGCAGACGGACAGCCGCCTCGCGGGCGCCGGTGTGCTGTTCCTGATGCAGAGCGCCAAGGCGAAGATCGCCGGGGAGGGCGAGGACGCGGAGGACGTCGACTTCGACGAGGCGTTCATGGACGCCATGCTCACCCCGATCCGCGACCGCGCGTCGGCCGCCGCCGTCGTCCCGCTCACCGTCCCCATCCCCGACGACGGGACCGGCCGGGCCGCCGCCGACTACGTGCACTTCCAGTCGTTCTCGACCCCGTTCGACGAGGAGACCCGCGAACTGCGGGACGAGGCCATCCGCCGCCTCGCGCTCGGGCAGGACGCCCCGCCGGAACTGCTGCTCGGCGTCGGCTCGATGAACCACTGGGGCGCGTGGCTGGTCAAGGAGGACACGATCACCACGCACGTGGAGCCGCCGCTGGCGCGCTTCTGCGACGCGCTGACCACGCAGTTCCTCCACCCCATGCTGGAGGCGCGGGGCGGCTTCACCGAGGAGCAGGCGGCGGACTACGTGGTGCACTACTCGGTGCAGCACCTGATCAGCCGCCCGAACAACACGGCGGACGCCTTCACCGCGCACGAGCGCGGCGTCATCAACGACGACGCACTGCGGCGCGAGACCGGCTTCACCGACGAGGACGCTCCGGAGGACGGCGGGATGGACGCCGCCGTCGCCATGGTGCTCGCGATGGTGCAGCAGACGCCCGCGCTCGCGGCCAACCCCGGGATGCCCGCGCTGCTCGGGCAGATCCGCGAGGTGCTGGCCGGGCGCACCGGCGAGCCGGTCGGCCAGGCCGAGCCGGAGCCCGAGCCGGACCCGGAGCCCGCCGCCGACGGCCTGCCCGACACGGCCAACGACCCCGCCCCGATCGATGAAGGAGCCACCGAGTGACCGCCATGACCCCGTCCGCCGGGCAGTCGCCCGTCTCGCCGTGTCCCGCCTGCGGCGCCTGGTCGCTGCCCGCGCTCGCGGAGCGCTCCGCCCTGCTCGACGTGTGCGACGTGCTCGTCATCAAGGCGCTCGACTCGCTCGGCCGGAAGATCGTCCGGCAGCCGCGCAGCCGCTTCAAGGAGTTCGACGGGCGGCCGTGGCACGTCGCGCACACGCTGTGGCACGCCGACAGCAAGGACGTCGACCGCACGCTGGACTCCGCGTGGGACGTGCTGCCCGCGCTGCTGACCACACGCCGCGCCGACGCGCTCGGCGTCTCGGCCGAGGTGCTGACCAAGTGCCTGGACGAGTACGTCCGGCTGCTGCTGGAGCGCAGCCTGGAGCACGAGACCGTGTCGCTGCGGTACTGGCTCGTCGGCAAGATCGGCCTCACCCTGCCGGACGTGACCCCGTGACGCTCCGGCAGCGGTCGGCCAGCGGCCTCCTGGCCGACTTGGACCGCATCGAGGAGGACGTGGTCGGCCCGGCAGTCGACCGGGCCGTCCGCGCCTTCCTGAGCGCCGTCACGGAGGCCGCCGACTACGGCGTTCGGCAGGCGCCCAACCCGCAGTCGCTCGTGGCGGCGCTCACCCCGGGCGCGACCCGGGTGTGGCCGCTGACGCTCGGCACGCTCACCGGCTGGTGGGAGACGTTCGTGGCGGACTACGTCATCGACGCCGTGCGCCGCGCGTGGCGGGCCGGGTACGGGGCCACGTCCGACGGCGAGGAGACGCTGTCCAGCCTGGACAATCTGGACGAGTACCTGGCCCGCGTGTCGGACCGGCTCGTGCGCGGGCTGACGCCGCCCCTGCCCGACGCCGCCTTCGACCTGGTGCGCGTCGCGGTGACGCTGGCCGCGTCGTTCGGCTGGACGAACAACGAACTGTCCGCCCGGATTGCTGCTGACCTGGATTGGGAGGTGGACGGCGCGTACTGGCGCAGCGAGTACGAGCGCCTGACGACGGACATCGAGGCGATCCTCGACCCGCTCGGGCCGCCCGGCACCCCGGCGCGCGAGGCCGCTCGCGAGAACGACCCGGTGGTGGCGCAGTTGCAGGCCGACCGCACCCGCGCGCGGCTCGCGCTCGACGCCGAGCAGTCGTACTGGAACACGCGCGCGCAGCGCATCGCCCGCACGGAGTCGACCGGGGCCTACAACGCAGCCGGGCTCGCCGCGCTCAGCGACGAGGGCGAGGACCAGAAGGCGTGGATTGCCACGCGCGACAGCCGCACCCGGCCGAGCCACGTCCTCGCGGACCGGCAGGTGGTCCCGTTGACGGCCCCGTTCGACGTCGGTGGGGCGCCGCTTCTCATGCCCGGGGACCCGTCCGGCCCGGCCGAAGAGACCATCAACTGCCGGTGCACGCTCATCGGCGCATCTGTCCTGTTCTGAGCGGATCGTTCTTCGTTCATCACCCCCTCCCCTATAAGGGAGGGGGTGATGATGAAAGAAGAACGGCTACCCTGGCGGGAGATACGTACGTGGCTGGCGTTCGGGCCGCACGGGACCTACGGAGGTTCCTGTGCAGCACCGACCGCTCGACCCCCTGGCCCTGACCACCTACGCGCCCATCGCCGTTGCCGACGCAGCCGCCCGCGCCGCATCCACGGACGCCGACTGCGCGCCGTGCTCGGCCGCCGCTACCGCCGTCGGCTTCGAGGACGGCGCCTACCTGGAGCAGATCCAGACCCTGATCGCCGCAGGCACCCCGGCCGCGCAGTGGACCGGCCCGATCGGCTACGAGACGCGCCCCACCGGCGACGGCCGCCTCATCGAGGCGAACGCGCTGTCGTGGTCCGTGCCCGTGCCGCTGCTGTGGGCGCCCGAGAACAACGGCGGCCACCAGGGCGCTCGCGTCGTCGGGTGGATCAGCGACATCACGCGCGGCGAGAACGGGGCCATCATCGGCTCGGGCGCGTTCGACCTCGGCAGCGACATCGGCCGGGAGGCCTACCGGCAGGTCCAGGAGGGCCTGACGCCCGGCATCTCGATGGACCTGGACGACGTGTCGTTCGAGATTCGGGTGAAGGCCGAACTGCTGGAGCCCCAGATGGACGAGGCCATGCAGCCGACCGGCTACGACCCGGAGACGGGCGCTCCCATCTGGCCGGAGAGCGAGGCCCGCGCCACCGACGAGCGCGGCTACGTGACCGTCCTGTCGATGTCCAGCGACGACGAGATGATGGTCACCACGTCGGCGCGCGTGCGCGCGGCCACGCTCGTGGCGACGCCCGCCTTCGCGGAGGCACTGGTCGCCCTGATCGACGGCGACGCGCTCGCCGCCGAACTGCTGCCCGCGCTGACGGCGGCTGCCACGGTCACCGAGCGCGTCGCGCCGCCGCGCGCTGCCTTCGACGCGCCGGACCTGGACGGCCCGACGCCGCTCACGGTCAGCGACACCGGCCGCGTGTTCGGCCACATCGCCACCTGGGACACCTGCCACATCGGCTACCCGGGGCAGTGCGTCACCCCGCCGTCGTCCCCGAGCGGCTACGCCTTCTTCCACACGGGCGCCGTGCAGGTCGACGACGGCAGCGAGGTGGCGGTGGGGCACCTGACCATCGACACCGGCCACGCCGAGGCGAACCTGCGCTCGCCCGAGGCGCTGGCGCACTACGACAACACCGGCACGGCGGTGGCCTACGTGCGGGCGGGCGAGGACTCGTTCGGCATCTGGGTGGCGGGCGTCGTCCGGCCGAACGCCACCCCGGAGCAGGTGCGCGCGCTACGCGCCTCGCCCATCTCCGGCGACTGGCGTCGCATCGGCGCCGGGATGGAACTGGTCGCGGCGCTCGGCGTCAACGTGCCCGGCTTCCCGGTCCCGCGCACGCGCGCGCTCGTGGCGGGCGGCGCCATGCAGTCCCTCGTGGCGGCGGGGATGCTCGCCCCTCGCGAGGTGCTGCGCCCGGGGCTGCCCGGTGCGCTGTCGGTGGACGACCTGCGCTACCTCAAGCACCTCGCGGACGCGGAGCGGCAGCGGCAGGCGCGCGTCGCCCCGGCGTCGGACGAGCGGCTCGCGGAGGCGGCCGAGATGGCGAAGCGCGTCAAGGTGCTGGCGTTCGCTCAGTCGCTCGGTACGCTGTAGGGGACATGTCACCCACGTAGGAGGCTCCATGTGCGCATGTAACAAGCGGCCCCGGAAGAACCCGGCGGCCACCAGCGCGGCCAAGACGGCGGCCAAGGTCGCCCCGAAGCCCGCACCGAAGCCGCAGCCCGCTCCGGCTTCCTGAGCAATTTCTGGTCCCTGACCTGAGGCGATGCCTCGGGTCAGGGACTTTCTTATCCCCAGGGGTTGCACGCTGTCTGCGCGGAGGCTAATGTTACGTATGTCAGCACAACGCAACACAAACCGGAGGTCATCATGAGCACCGTCACCCGCACCGACGTCACCCGCACCGCTGAGTGCGAGCACGACAGCGACCAGTTCTGCGGCACCTGCCTCGTCGAGGAGGTCACGGTCGAGGCTCCCGAGGCTGACGCCGCCGAGGCCGCTCGCCGCGCCGAGGAGGACGCTGCCTGGGCCTCCCGGAGCCGCATGGCCGCCAAGGAGCAGGTCGCCCAGCAGGTGGCCGAGATGGACAGCACCGTGCTCGACCTGCTGCGTGAGTCGCTGCACAAGGACCGCCGCAACCTGGTCAACCTCTACATCGGGGACGACCGCAAGGAGCGCATCGCGGAGACGGACCTCATCATCGGCGTCATCGAGGAGGAGCAGGCCGAGCGCGCGGGCCTCGCCTCCAGCGAGGACATCCTGGCCGCCTTCTCGGCCATCTGAGTTCCCGGTGCGGCCCGGCTTGGGGACACCCCCGGGCCGCACCCTGGGTCACCGCCCGCAGCGCGTAGGCGCCTCCGGTGCAAGTCCGGAGCGGGTGACGCAAGTCAGCACATCCACCCCGCAGCATCCCTAACCAGGAGGAATCATGAACACGCTCACCGCTCCCGCCCCGGCCGCCGAGTTCGTCACGACGGCGCGCCGCGTCCTGCCGGGCGACATCCTGCTCAGCGAGCAGGGCACGCCGCTGGTGCTCGTCACCCGGGCGCGCACCCGGCTCACCGGTCGGCGGATCACGCAGATCGAGGGCGAGTGGCTGGTGCAGCGCCCGGCGGGCGCCCCGAGCATCTTCCGCCGCTCGACGGTGGACACCTCCGCCACCTACATCCGGCGCGCCGCCTGATGCGCCGCCTGCGTGTGGCCGCCGTCGCCCTCGTGGCGGCGGTGGCCCTCGCCGGGTGCGGCCCGGCGGAGGGGACGGTCGTCCAGAAGGACTACCGCCCGGCCGAGTGGTACTGGACGACCTGCTACCGGTCGGTCCCGTACTACAACGGCAAGACGACCTCCACGCGGACGGTCCCGTACTCCTGCCAGCAGCACCGGCCCGCGTCCTACAGCCTGTACCTCCGGGAGGAAACGGGCGGGGCGCCCGGCAAGCACGAGCCGGAGGCGGGCTGGCGCTCCGTCGGGGAGCAGGTCTACATGGCCTGCGCCGAGGGCGAGTACTACCGCGACGGGAAGTGCTCGTGAGGCACCACCGCCACCCCGTCGGCCCGGTCGCCCCTGCGGCGGTCGGGCTGGTGGCGGTGGTCATGGTGTTCGCTGCCGTCTTCCTGATCATCTGGTCTGCCAATGACCTGGAGGAGTGGGAGACCTGGTGCCACGCTCAGGGCGGGCACATCGACCGCACGAGCGAACTGGCCGGAGGCGGCCGGAACACGTGGGTCAACTACACGAACTACTGCCTGACCTCGGACGGGCGCATCCTCGACATCAAGGAGTAGTTCATCCCGATACGAGCCCCGGTTGCTGCATCTGTGCAGCGGCCGGGGCTCGTTTGTGCGTACACGGGTGCTACCCTCCCGATAGAGATACGTCGCTGGCGCGCAGGGCCGGACCTCCCTCACAGGAGGATTACCCCATGGCGAAGATCTTCGGCGGGCGGCGCGAGTCGCTGTTCCCGCTGGCGACCAACTACGAGGACCAGGGCACGGACGACGCCATCGAGTTCCCGGAGGACCTTTCGGCCCTCTCGGACGCGGACGTCGAGACCCTGCTCAACGACTCGCTCGGCGCCTTCCAGGACATCTACGGCGACGGCACCGGCCTGACCTCCGAGCAGGTCGACGCGCTCTCGGCGCTGACCGAGGGCATCACCCGCGTCAAGGGCGAGAAGGACGGCCGCGCCGAGGCCGCCGCAGCGCGTGCCGCCGAGGCCGCGTCCCTCGCGGAGGCTGCGGGCATCACGCTCGGCGGCGACACCGGCGCCGGTGCGGGCGAGCCCGCCGCCCCGGCCGACGTCGTGGACGCGCCCGTCGTCGAGGAGACGGAGCCCGTCGTCGAGGAGCCTGCCGCTGACCCGGCGCTCGTCGCGTCCGGCACCGGCGCCCGCCGCGTGCCGCTCAACTCCGTGCGCCGCCCGCGCGCTGCGGCCCCGCGCCGCGAGGAGACCCCGGCCGACCGCTACGGCAACCGGACCATCCGGGACATCCTGCGCACGCCTGACACCAACGCGGGCACCGACTGGTCCACCACGGCCGGTCGCGTGGACGACCTGCTGCGGACCTTCCCGGAGCAGGACTACATCCGGGCCGCGCGCTCGGGCCGCCGCCTGCGCCAGCAGCACAACCTGGCGGTCATCCAGAAGCCGACCGACGAGCGGTTCCTGGTCAAGAACAAGGACCCGGAGCACATCCAGTCCGTCATCGACGCGGCCCGCAACGAGGCCCTGCTCGACAACGGCCAGGGCGGCTCGGGCTCCCTGCTCGCGGCCGGTGGCTGGTGCGCGCCGTCGGAGACGATCTACGACCTGTGCGAACTGGAGTCGCGCGACGGTCTGCTCTCCGTCCCGGAAATCACCATCAACCGGGGTGGCATCAACTTCACCCAGGGTCCGGACTTCGCGTCCATCTACTCGGCCACGGGCTTCTGCTTCACCGAGCAGGACGACATCGACGGCACGTACGCGCCCGGCGCGACCCCGGAGGACCCGAACGTGGAGGGGCCGAAGCCCTGCTACCACATCGAGTGCCCCGAGTTCGACGAGGAGCGTCTCGACGTCTGCGGCCTCTGCCTGACGGCGGGCCTGCTCCAGGCGCGCGGCTACCCCGAGGTCATCGCCCGCGTGCTGCGCGGCGCGCTGATCGGCCACGACCACCGCCTGAACGCCAACGTCATCGCCAAGATGGTCGCTGGCTCGACGGCCGTCATCATGCCGTCGCCGCAGGTCGGCGCCACGGCGCCGCTGCTGACGGCGATCGAACTCCAGGTGGAGCACCTCCGCACGGTCAACCGCATGTCGCGGTCGGCCACGCTGGAGGCCGTGTTCCCCATGTGGGTCCACGGCGTCATCCGCTCCGACCTGTCGCGCCGCCTCGGCGTCGACATGCTGTCGGTGACGAACGAGCAGATCAACGGCTGGTTCCGTCAGCGCGGCGTCGCCCCGCAGTTCGTCTACGACTGGCAGGACATCGCGACGACCCCGGCCTCCGGGTTCGGCGCGTGGCCCACCACGGTGGACTTCCTGCTGTACCCGGCGGGTACCTGGGTCAAGGGTGCGGCGGACGTCATCACCCTCGACACCATCTACGACTCCGTCGGGCTGGGCGAGAACAACTACACGGCGCTCTTCACCGAGGAGGGCTACCTGATGGCGAAGATGTGCCACGACTCGCGCGTGGTCACCGTCTCCATCTGCCCGTCGGGCGCGACCGGCGCTGGCGTCGACATCGACTGCGACGGCACCGCCGCAGCCTGATCCCTTCTGGCGGGCGGCCTCTTCGGAGGCCGCCCGCTGCTGGGTCCGCACCTGACCAGGAGGGACAACCCGCATGGCTTTCGCACCGCCGACGGTCGTCGACCCGATCGCTCGCACGGCCCTGCCGTTCGGGCTGCTGTCCGTCGTCACCCCGCGCCCCGTGGGGAACTCCCGCTGGGAGAACGGCGTCGTCTGGGAGCCGCTGACCTGCGGCCCCGCGTCCGGCATCGGCCCGGTCGACTGCGACCCGGAGGAGCCGGTCATCGGCCTGCCCAAGGTCATGGCCGAGGCGGCGGGCACCGACGACGCCGTGCCGTTCACGGTCTACGGCTCGTACGAGTGCAGCCCGATCGGCCACACGCTGGAGTACGCGCAGGACCGCGCCACCGAGCACCTGATCGCCCGCGAGGAGGCTCGCGCTGAGCAGGCCATCTGGACTGGTGACCTGGGCAACACGCCGAACTTCTCCGAGGGCGCGACGGCGGCGGGCGCTGCTCGGCTGCCGCACCTGGCTCTGGCCGAGGCGGAGCAGTACATCGCCACGGGCTACGGCTCGCTCGGCGTCATCCACATGTCGCGCCTGGTGGCGTCGATCCTCCTCTCGGAGGACGCGCTGGAGGTGCGCGGCAACCGGCTGTTCACCAAGTTGGGCACGCCCGTCATCGCGGGCGCGGGCTACCCCGGTTCGCACCCGGATGGCGTGCAGGAGGGCGAGTGGATCGTCGCGAGCCCCGCGCTCATGGCGTACCGGTCGGAGGTCTTCACGCCGACCAACCGGGCGGGCGACCTGCTCGACCGGGCGAACAACAACCTGTACGGGGTGGCGGAGCGCCGCTACCTGGTCGGCTGGGACGAGTGCCCGCCGGTGCTCATCATCCCGGTGGAAGTGGAGGTCGTCTGATGGGACGTCTGGTGATGGACGGCGGCTTCCGTCGCATCAAGCGGGCTGCGGCCCCGGAGCCGGACGCCCGGCTCGCGCTCGTGGAGCAGTTCGCCGCGACGCAGCCGCCGGTCAACCCGGAGCCGGTGCCCACCGACCCGGCTGACGACCCCCTGGTGCAGCAGGCGCTGGAGATCCTCTCGAAGCCGCTCGACGAGGGCTCGCAGGAGGCCCAGGAGCAGCCGCAGGAGGCCACCGGCGAGAACGGCCCGGAGGAGTCCTCGGAGGCCGCTGACGAGACGCCTGCGGACGAGAACGAGGACACCGTGCCCGACGCCCCGGCGGAGGCTGCACAGCCCGAGAAGGACTACGACCCGATCGCTGCTGTTCTCGGGTAGCAAGCCAGGCAGATAACCTGGGCACAGATGTACGTCGCTGGCTATTGGGCCGGGCCTCTCAACGGAGGATTCCGCCATGACCAAGTGCTTCATCCCGGTCCTCGGGAAGCGCATCCGGGCTGTCGCGCTCGACGAGTGCGGCAACCTGCCTGCGTCCGGGGCAACGGACGCCGTCGTCGCCACGGACGGCTTCATCTCGCTGACGCTCACCTCGGAAATCGAGGAGGGCACGGAAATCATCACCCGCAAGGCGGACGGCTCGCTGTGCGTGAACGAGCGCACCAGCGACTCGTTCAAGCGCTTCACGCTGGAGATGGAGTTCTGCGGCGTCGACCCCGACCTGATGTCACTGACCACCAACGCCGAGCCCTACCAGGACTACGACCTGGAGAACGCGGGCATCACGGTGGCCGAGGGCACCATCGACAAGAAGTTCTCGCTCGAACTGTGGACGGGGCTCTCCGGCCGCGCCTGCGAGCCGGGCGACGAGGAGGCGAGCGGCTACATGCTGCTCCCGTTCGTCAACGCAGGCGTGCTCGGTGACGTGGAGGTGACCGGTGAGGACGCCATCACGTTCTCGATGACCGGCGCGTTCACGCGCGGCGGCAACGCGTGGGGCGTCGGCCCGTTCAACGTGCTCATGGACGCGGGCGTCCCCTCGGTGCTGCCGACGGCGCTCGACCCGCTGGACCACCTGCTCCTGGTGGAGACCGGCGTGGCCCCGCCGCCGTCGGCCTGCGGCTTCGTGCCGTACCTGCCGGTCGCTCCCTGATCGGACGAACACCAGGCGGCCTCGCTCCTCACGGGGCGGGGCCGCCTGTCGTTACGCTGGACCCGACCGAGACGAGGAAGACCCCATGGCTACGCTGGACGAGATTCTGGACCTGCTGCCCGACAACGCCACCGGCCTGATCGACGCGGCCGACGTGCGCGCAGCGGTCACCGCGCTGTGGCACCGCACCGACGGCACCGAGCCCATCGAGGGGCTGTACCTCGACCCGACGGCGACCGAACTCGCGCAGACGGCCGGGCGCCTGCACTGGAACGCGGAGGACGAGACGCTGGAGGTGGACACCAGCCCCACGTCCGCACTCCAGGTCGGTTTCGAGTCCCGGATCAACGTGCGCAACAACTCCGGCGCCACGATCGTCAACGGTCGGCCGGTGCGCATCACGGGCAACGTCGGCAACCTGCCCACGGTCGCGCTCGACGACGGCCAGGGCATGATCCGGGGCCTGACCACGGAGGACATCCCGAACAACACGAACGGGCACATCACGGTGTTCGGCCTGGTGCGGGACATCGACACGTCCGGCTTCGCGGCCGGGTCGACGGTCTACAGCAGCGCAGCCGGTGCCCTGACGACGGCCGTGTCCGCGTCGGTGGCGGGCATCGTGCTCGACTCGCACGTCAGCATGGGCGCGCTGCTGGTGCGCCCGTTCCGTACGCTCGGCGCGGCGGGCACGACGGCGCAGCGGCCGGGCGTGCGCCCGATCGGCTTCTCCTACTTCGACACGACCCTGGGCCGGAACATCTGGTGGCGTGGGGCGGCCTGGGTCGACGGCGCCGGGACGGTGGTCTGATGGCTGAGAACGAGTTCAGCGACGCCTTCTCCACCGCGTTCGACGCGGCCGTCCTGCCGCTGCCGGGCACGCCGACGGCGGAGGTGCCGTGCAACTGGCCGGTGGACTACAGCGCGTGCGGCGGCGGGCTGCCCGAGCCGCTCGCGTCGCTGCCCGCGTCCGGCGTGGCGGTCTTCGAGGAGATGGCCGCGACCTACCTCTGGAACTGGACCGGCCGGAAGTACGGCACCTGCGACCTGACGCTGCGCCCGTGCCGTCAGGAGTGCTGGCAGGGGCAGAGCACGTTCTGGGGCGGCGGCGGGCAGTTGCCCGGCCAGCGCCCGTTCACGCCCGTTATCATCCAGGGGCAGTGGTACAACATCGGGTGCGGGCAGTGTGGCGACTCGTGCGGCTGCGGCTCGACACCGGCGCTCCGGCTGCCGGGGCCGGTGCTCTCGGTGGACTCGGTGCAGATCGACGGCGAGACGCTGCCGTTCGGCTCGTACCGCGTCGACAACGCGCGGCTCCTGGTGCGCACGGACGGCGGCCGGTGGCCCACCTGCCAGGACATGTCCGCTGACCTCGGTGAGGCGGACACCTGGGGCGTGACGTACACCCGGGGCTACCCGGTGCCGTCAGGCGGGCAGGTGGCCGCAGGGCTGCTCGCCAACGAACTCGCCAAGGCCGCGTGCAACGACCGCTCGTGCGGGCTGCCGCAGCGGGTGCAGTCGATCACCCGGCAGGGGGTCACGGTGGCCGTCCTGGACGCCTTCGACGACATCGACGAGGGGCACACCGGTATCTGGTTGATCGACTCGTGGGTGGCCTCTGTGGTGCGTCGGCCGCGCCGGATGCGCGTGCTCAGCCCGGACCGGATGCCGCCTCGCAACCGGCAGACCACCTGGCCTGTCTAGTCGTGTTCTTCTTTCATCATCACCCACCCTCCTTATAGGAGGGTGGGTGATGAACGAAGAACGATCAGGACAAAGCGTCCAGGTTCTCCTTGGCCCGGCGCCAGTTCGAGAGCGACTGCACCAGCGCGGCGGCGTCGTTGAGCGTCTTGGCCTTCTCCAGCACGTCGATGTCGCGCCGGACCCGGCCCCAGGTCTGGTTGACCTCCTGCTGCGCCAGGATGAGCGGGGCCTTCTCGTGGTCGACCGGGAACAGGTCGTACGCCGTGCCGAAGGTGCCAGTGCTCCACTTGTGAGCCGTGCCGTCGGGTCGGAAGTCCCGGGCCATGAACCGGCGCTCGTTACGTTGGCCGCCGTTTGTGACGACCTGGCCCGTCGGGGTGATCTTGGTGACCACCACCTTCTCGACGTGCTCGTCCCGGATGCCCCAGGTGACCAGCGCAGGCGCGCCGACCTCGACCCACGCGGGCAGGCTCGCGGCGCTCATCGGCTCCCCCTGTCCAGGGTGGTGAAGACGGCCGCGCGCAGGCACTTGCGCGAGCAGGCCCAGAAGTCGCCGCCGTCGCCGCCGAAGTCGGTCACCTCGAACACGTTGCCGGTGATGCCCTTGGGCGGGTCCTCGCTCTCTGTGGCGATGGACGACTTGCCGCATCCATCGCAGGTGTACTCGTTGACCGGCTCGGTCACCAGGGTGACTGCCATCTTGCTCTCCTCTCGTGGTGGCGGGGCGCCGGAGCGCCCCGCCGGGGTGGGTCAGAACTTGCCAGCGCAGATCGGGCCAATGCCCGCCTCGATGCTGGACTCCTTCGTCAGCGTGCGGCTGCACACGCAGCAGGTGCCGTAGACAGCCCCGAACTCCTTGGCCTCTTCCAGCGAGAGCCGCGTCTCCAGGCTCAGCCGCCGCACGACGCCCGCCGCGTAGTCGAACCGCGAGGTGTAGACCGGGCAGCGGTCCTCGCCGTCGCACTTCTCGCAGCCGCCGCAGGTGCCGACCTGCTCGGTGACCAGGCGCTTGGCGTACGGGCGGCCGGAGCCGTGCACGGCGACCTGGACCTTGTAGATCTGGCCGTCCAGCCGGTGCATCCCCTCGATGCTCACCTCGTCGATGACCGGCGCGACCTCGCGGACCGGGCAGGCGAGCAAGAAGTCGATCACCAGCGAGGCGCCCTGTCGGGTGGCCCGCTTCTCCGTCCACATCATGCGCAGGGCTTCCAGACCGCCGTTGGCCGCCTTGTCGGGGATGCGCTCGGCCTGGAGCCGCTGGATGAAGTTGACCTGGGCTTCGGTGACGGTGTTCATGATGACCTCCTGGTCTCGGGCTGTGCTGACATACGTAACATTAGACCCACCGCCCGAAGCCGCGCAACCCCCAGGGATTACTCTTTCCCCATGGCGACGATCCCCGACAACCTGACCCCCGAGATGTGGGCGCTGCTGGCGTGTGCCAACGGCGCGCTCCAGGAGGGCGGCCGACCCGTCGGCAAGGCGTTCCTCAACCCCGGCCTCACCGTGCCCGACGACGACTGCTGCGCGGGCGGCGGCCAGTTGTCCATCCGGATCATCGAGCGGTTCCCGAGCCGCACCTTCCCGACCATCGACACGACGGCGAGCAACTGCAATCCGCTGTTCTGGGCCGTACAGTTGGGGGTCGCGGTGCGCCGCTGCGCGCACACCGTGGACGACCACGAGAACTTCCCCACGGCGGAGGAGATGACCGCCGACGCGCGCGGCATCAACGAGGACGCCGCCCTGCTGGAGACCGCGATCCGCTGCTGCTGGGTGCCGCGCGGTCTGGGTAAGAAGATGATCCAGCAGTGGAACCCGCTGGAGACCGAGGGCGGCTGCATGGGCGGGGAGTGGCGCGTGTACTTCGCGCTGCCGTCGTGCGCCTGCCCCGACCCGCACCCGCTGCCGGACCTGCCCTACGACCTGCCGGAGGCGAGCCGCTGATGGCCCGCACGCGCGTCCGTATCACCCTCGACAGGAAGGCAGTGGCCCGGCTCAAGGGGCCAGGCGGCGCCGTCGACAACGAGGTGCGGCGCGTCGCCGCGCAGGCGCGCGACCGGGCCAAGTTGAACCTCACGGCGGACGGCTCGGTGGACACGGGCCGCCTGCGGAACTCGGTGCAGTACCAGCGCTTCCCGTCGTCGCGGCGGCCGATCAACTACCAGGTCGGCACGAACGTGGACTACGGCATCTTCCTGGAGCGCGGCACCCGCGACCACGGCCCGCGCACGGCGAAGGTGCTGCGGTTCCGGGGCCGCAACGGGGCGTTCGTCTTCGCGAAGCGGGTCAAGGGCATCAAGGCCACGCGGTGGCTCAGCCGGGTGCTCGCGACGCTCAAGATCTGACGTGTGACCTAGGTCGGGTAGTCTCGTGACCATGAGCGCAACCATGGCCTTCACCACAGGCACCCGGAACAAGAAGCCGATCGAGTTCACCGTGGACGGCACGCCGTTCAAGTTCATCCCGCCCAAGCAGTCGGCCATCTTCCTGGAGACGGTCAACGGCGGCACGGTGCTCTCGCTGACGCGCGAGACGTTCGACTGGCTCCAGGAGGGGCTGGACACGGACTTCGTTGCGGACGAGGGCACCGAACCGCCGTCGGCCTACTTCGTCAACCGGCTCAAGGACAAGGACGACGACTTCGACGTCCCCGACCTGGAGAGCATCCTCAACTGGCTCCAGAAGAAGGTCGCTGGCCGCCCTACTACGTGACGTTTCGCCTGTTGCACCTGGCGTCGGAGAACTGGCCGACGCTGGAGGGCTGGGCAACGTCACGTAACACGGACATCATGGACCTTCCGATCGACCGAATGCTCAACCTGATCTACTTCTGGGCGACACGAAATGCCCCGGATGAGCAGGCGCTGGCAAAGTTCGACCGGAAGTTGTGGATGCCGCCCAAGGGCGAGGAACCCCCGGCCGAGTCGCCGTGGTCGGCAGCCAACGAGACGAGCGCGTTCAAGGCGCTCAAGGCGGCGCTCCAGCCAGACGGACCGCCGCAGCCGGACGCCAAGCCGACCACGACCCGGGAACAGCCCGGTCGGCGCGGTAACCTGGCGAAGAACAGCAACGGCACGCCCGGATCGCGCGGCCGACCAGCACGCGGGAGGTGATCCGGGGTGGTGCAGTCCCTGGGCGAGGCGGTCATCGAGGTTGGTGCCGACCTCGACGACCTGGACGGCGACCTGTCGCGCGGGGTGCGCCGGGCCGCCCGCAACGCTGAGCGCGAGGGCGACAGCATCGGCCGGGGGCTGTCCCGGGGCATCTCCCGGGGCGCCTCCAGCAACGAGGCCGCCATCGGCACCTTCGGCCAGTTGGAGTTCTCCCTGGCGAAGGTCGGCACCGCCGGGGCTGGGCTCATCGGCGCCATCGTCCCGATCCCGGCCCTGCTCGGCGGCATCGTGGCCGGGGCGGTCGCCGTCGGCGGCGCGCTCGGGCAGGCGGCCGGTGGCGCCCTCTCGGCGGGCACGATCTTCGCCTCGCTCGGGCTCGCCTCGGCCACGGTGCAGGTCGCGAGCCAGGGCCTGACGGAGGCCTTCGACGCGCAGAGCAAGGCGCAGGAGGAACTCGCCAAGACCGGCGCCGTGTCGGCCGAGACGCAGAAGGAACTCGACGCCGGGATGAAGGACCTCGCGCCGTCGGCCCGGCAGGTGGTCAACGCTGTCACGGCGCTCGGCCCGGCCTGGCAGGACGTACAGCGCGCGGTCCAGGGGCGGTTCTTCCGGGGCGTAGGCGAGGACATCTCGGCCCTGGGGGAGTCGTTCCTGCCCGTGCTCCAGTCCTCGCTGACGGAGACGGCAGGCATCCTCAACAGCACGATCCGGGGCTTCACCGCGTGGGCCACCGAGGGCGAGCGCGTGCGGCAGGTCGACGCGATCCTGGGCGGCCTCAACGACACGCTGGAGGCAATCCTGCCGTCGGTCGGCAACATCGGCCGGGGGCTGTTCGCGCTGTTCGGGGGCAGCATCGGCCCGGCCACCGAGATGGCGCGGGCGATCAGCGACGCCTCGGAGGGCTTCGCGGGCTGGGCCGAGGGGGTCGCGCAGAGCGGGCAGTTGAACGCCTTCCTGCGCGGCAGCAACGCGATCCTCGGCACGCTCGTGGGCATCGTCAGCAACGTCGGCTCCATCCTCATCAGCGTGTTCGGCGCCGGGGCGGAGCAGGGGGCCACGCTGCTCAACGTCTTCGAGCAGGCGACCGGGCAACTGGCCGACTTCCTCAAGACGGCGGAGGCGCAGGGCGGCCTCCAGCAGTTCTTTGGCCTGATCCAGCAGTCCGGCCTCGCCATCCGGCAGTTGGGCGGCGTCGCCGTGCCCATCTTCCAGGGCATCTTCTCGATCATCGGCGCGCTGCTGCCGCAGTTCGAGACGCTGCGCTCGATCCTGCTGCCGATCGCGACCGCCCTCGGGCAGGCCATCGGCGGGGCGCTCACGGCGCTCGCGCCCGTGCTCGGCGCCGTCATCGGGCTGGTGCTCCAGTTGGTGTCCGCGCTGGCCCCGCTCGTGACCACGCTCGTGACCGGGCTCGGCGCCGCCATCGAGCGCATCGCCGGTCTGTTCATGACGAACCTCTACCCAGCCATCTCCGGGCTGATCCCGGTGCTGCTGCCGATCCTTGACATCTTCCTGACGGTCTTTGGCGCGCAGGTAATGAACGCAATCAACCTGATTGTGGACGTAATCGGCGGAGTGTTCGATATCCTCGGCGGCCTCATTACCTTCCTGACCGGTGTCTTTACCGGAGATTGGGACAAGGCGTGGTCCGGCCTGGTGCAGATTGCCGACGGGGTTGTGGCGATCCTGGAAGGGGTTGTGCAGTTCCTGTGGAAGACGATCCAGAACTACTTCAAGAACGGCGGCCAGCAGGTGCTGAACGCCGTGCGCTCGTGGTGGAACGGCGTCGTGTCCTCGTTCGTCCAGGCGCAGACGCGCGTCATCGTCGGCGTGCTCTCGTGGGTCACGCGGGTGGTCAACGGCTTCCTCAACCTGCGCAACCGAGCGCTCGCGTTCGTGCGGGCGCTGTGGTCGACGGCGGGCACGCTGTTCCGTAGCGGGGTGAACCGCCTGGGCAACTACGTCGCCAGCGGCCTCGGCCGGGCGCTGGGGTACTTCACCCGGCTACCGGGGCAGATCAGCCGAGCCGTGGGCAACCTCGGCGGGCTGCTCTACAACGCGGGCCGGAACGTCGTGCAGGGGCTCATCGACGGCATCAACGCCATGATCGGCCGGGTGGCGTCGGCGGCGGGCAACCTCGCGGGCACGATCCGCGCCTACCTGCCGTTCTCCCCGGCCAAGGAGGGGCCGCTGTCGGGCCTCGGCAACCCGGAGCAGTCCGGCCGCAAGATCGCGGAGATGGTCGGGGACGGCATCGTCCAGAACGTCAACGTGCCTGCCTCGGCCATGCAGCGCGCGCTCGCGCCGATCGCACCGGGCGGCCGGGCGCTGGCCCCGCTGCGGCGCACGGCGCAGGCGACCGGCTCGAACGTGGCGACCGCCGCCGCCTCGACGCCGATGGCGGGCGTCGGGGACGTCACGGTGCAGCAGATCTTCAACGGCCCGACCACGAGCGGGGGACGCTTGCAGGAAATCAACTGGAACATCCGTTATGCGACGCAGGCGCGGCGCGAGGTCATCGGAGGGGTGGCGCGATGAGCGGCAACAGCGGCGCGTGGGGTCTCGCCATGTGGCGGGATGGGTACAACCAGATCGACGGCCCGGAGCAGGAGCAGGGCATCAGCCTGTCCGGCGGGGACGCCGTGAACGCCTACCTGCCCACGATCCCCCTGGGCTTCCTCACAGAGCCGCCTGCGGGCCTGGGGGTGCCCCCGGTGCGCAGCGGCGACGTTGCGTTCGCTCAGCGAGACGGTGTCGTGCAGTTCGCGGACTACTACGAGCCGCGCCAGATCACGTTCCAGGTCGACATCCCGAACGTCGGGTGCCCCGGCTGCTCCCCGCTCGGGCAGCCGGAGGGCTACCTGCTGCTCGACGGCATCTCGCCGGGCCGGGCGCAGACGGCGCACCGCGACGCGCTGAACATCACCGGTGACCTGGACGTGCGTATCCACCTGGCTATGGACGACTGGACTCCGGCCGCCTCCAGCGCACCGGTGAGCCGGTGGCGCACGGTCGGGGTCGACCAGCGCGCGTTCACGACGCGCATCAACACCTCGGGCACGCTCGCGCTGTTCTGGTCCATCGACGGCACGAACGCCACGGTGCAGTCCCGCGCCTCGACGGCGGCGCCGGTGATCGCCAACGGGGTCGACCTGTGGCTGCGCTACACGCTCGACGTCGACAACGGCGCTGGCGGGCACGATGTGCGGTTCTACACGAGCACCGACGGCGAGACGTGGACGCAACTCGGCGCGACCGTGACCACCGCAGGCGTGACGTCGGTGTGGGCACCGGCGCCGGGCGCGGCCGGGCCGGAACTGGCCGTCGGCGCGTACAACGACGGGGGCTCGGAGCGCATCGCGGGGAAGGTCTTCTACGTCGAGGTGCGCCGGGGGATCGACGGCACCGTCGTGGCGAGCCCGGACTTCGTGGAAGAGGGTGCGGGCACGCGCGTCTTCGACGATGCCCAGAGCAACGTCTGGCGCGTCGTCGCGCCCGGGGTTCTCGCGGCTACACCCGGCCCGGCCCCGCTGTCGGCTCGGCAGGCGGTGGCCCGGCTGACGCAGGAGTGGAGCCGGAACTGCACCGGCGCCACGCTGGTGCTGTTCACGGACTGCCACAACCCCGACGCCACCGACGAGGAGAAGATCTACAACGGCCCGTACGCCGTACACGGGCGGCCCCGCGTGGCGGAGGTGACGTGGCGTCGGTCCGACATCGGCGGCGCCACGGTGCTGCTGCGCTTCGACGCGGCGGACGCCCGGCTGATCCTGCCGGACGACCTGACGCCGGGCACGTTCTGGGACCTGGACCAGGTGCAGTCCGTGCTCGCGATCAGCCAGAACCTCGCCTCGGACCCGACGCTGGCCGGGCTGACGATGACGCTCAACGGCGCCACCGTGGACGACTCGTACCCGCAGTCAGGCGGCCCGAGCGGGCCGGACGGCGGCCCGTACTTCCGGCGCCGCATCATCGCGCCGAACACCACCTCCCCCATGGCGATGGCGCTGTCCGGCACGGGCCTGGCCGGGGACCCTGTTGACCCCGCCGACGTGTTCAGCGTGGCGTTCTGGGCGCGGAAGGACATCCCCGGCGGCCCGGCGCCGCGCCTGGACTGGTCCTGGTACAACGCTGCGGGCACGCTGATCAGCAACCACAGCGGCACGGCGCCGTCGGTGGGTTCGACGTGGCAGCGCGTGCTCCAGCAGAACATCGTCGCGCCTGCGCTCGCGGAGTTCGTGCAGTGGCGGCTGGTGTGGACCGGCACGGCTCTCGCTGACCAGGTGCTCGACTTCGGGCAGGTGTGGATCAACGAGGGGGCGGCCTCGACGGCGCCGGACACCATGGAGGTGGCCGGGACGCTGTGTGCCTACCCGGTCATCACGCTGTTCCCGGAACTGACCGCGCCGATCGTGGTCACGTACGGCAACCACCAGTTCACCTACACCGAGGACGTGCCGATCGGCACCGTCATCACCATCGACACGCGCTGGGGCCGGGCGTCCGACGGTTTCGTGGACGTCACGGACAACCTGGAGGGGGACTTCGACTCGCCGCTGGCGCCGGGCGTGCACGACATCACGGTGCAGACTGGTGACCTGGCGGACACCGGGTTCGTCAACGTCGTCTGGCAGAACGCGGTGGTGAGCGGCTGATGGTGGATGTGTGCGAGTGCGCGCCGAACTGGCGCGTGGAACTGACCAACCTGTTCACCGGGGCTGTGACGCACGCGATCACCCCGATGTCCTTCGAGTTCGAGACCGGCTTCATGGACCCGGGCCGGGGCTCGATCACGTTCCACCGCTTCGGCACGGAGGCGCAGATGAGCGCGGGCTTCGTGGACGCGGTCGATACGTTCCCCGGCGCCGTCGGCATCTTCTTCCAGCGGATCCGGGGCGGCGCGGCGACGCCGAACAACCCGATCAACATGTTCGGTGGCTACGTCGAGACGATGCAGGGCAACAGCGACGGCTCGGTGACGCTCGGCTTCGCGGAGATGCAGAAGTACCTCGACTTCCGCATGATCCGCTCTGACCTGACGTTCACCGGGCTGAGCCAGAACTTCATCGCCCGTGACCTGGTGATGTACGCCCGGGGCGAGAACATCAACGGCGGCAGCATCGACCCGTCGCCCGCGCTCGGCATCCCGCTCATCGGCGGCGTCGGCGCGTCGGCGTTCAACCGCGACCGCACCTACCTCGCGGCCGAGCGCCCGTTCATCGGGGAGATGCTGCGGCAACTGACCGGCGTCATCAACGGGCCGGTCTACCAGATGTTCCACTACCGCACCGGCCCGATCCCGGGGCTGACCGAGAAGTGGTACAGCGAGATGGGGTTCTTCGACGACCTGACGCAGCCCGCGACGCCGCCCAAGATCACCTGGGACACGGTGAACGACTTCACCGTCAACCTCGACGGCAACGAACTCGCCAACCAGGTGGACGCCTTCGGTGACCCGCTCGACGACGGCACGCCGACGATCGGAACGGCCAACTCGCCGTTCTCCGACCAGCCGCGCTGGGATGCGGCGCCGTCGTTCTCCGGCGTGCAGGGACTCATCGCGCTGGGGCAGCAGGCGTTCGGCTACCAGCAGGACCACATGGACCCGGCGATGAACCTCCAGTTCAACCTCTCCGGGCTGGAGTACGGCGACGTTGGCGGCGATCCGACGCTGTTCCTCGATGACCTCGTGCCCGGCTACATCGTGGACGTCGACATCAAGGCGCCCTACTGGCAGATCCAGGGCGGCCCGTCGTTCCCCGGCTCGAACATCCCGACCATCGGCCGCGTCTCGGTGGCCGTCAACCTGGAAGGGCCGGAGCAGGTAACCGTCCAGACAATCGTGAACGAATACCCCACGAGCATGCTCTCGTCTGGCCTGTTCGAGAATTGCGAGGACTGCTGATGGCGACGAATACGCTGCGGCGCGACTTTGACATTTTCAAGACGATCCAGGATTACGGTCAGCGCATTTCCGCGCTGGAGCGGTTGATCCTTCAACTACGGATCATCTTCACCCCGGGTCAGGTATATGACACGGGGTGGGTAACCGTCCCGGCGGCAGCCGGTTTCACTTCCGCTCTGGAAGTGCGGCGTATTGGGCACTTGGTGATATACCGAGGCACGCTTTCCCCGACGACCAATTGGGGCGCGGCGAACTCGTTGCAGATGCCCGTCGCCGTCGGCGGAATCCCTGCGGAATTCCGGTTCCCTGTCTCCCTGATTTGGATTGGGGCATCCGGAGCCACCTCGGCGGCCAACCTGTTCCGCGTCGCGATCCAGTCGAACGGCGGCATCCAGGTGCGTTGCAACACGGCGACGCACACGAACTCGTGCAGCATCAACTTCTCCAACATGGACAACTGACCAGGTCAGGCGGGAGAAATTTCACCCGCTGCCTGGGCAGGCGCACCGGCCCGCAGTAACTAGCCTCGGAACATGGACCTGACCAAGATGTTCGACCTCACCACATGGGAAGGGCTCGTCTCCTCGATCCTCGGGGCGGCGCTCTTCCTGCTGCTGGTGTTCATCTGGCGCTCGATCAAGGGGCGGCTGGAGCGCGTGCTCGGGCAGACCGAGAACAGCCACCAGGACACCGAGTACCCCAACATGCGGGACGAAATCACCGCGATCCGCCTGCTCCAGGAGGAGAGCGCGAAGGCGGGCAAGGAGACGGCGGCGGCCGTCGGGCAGTTGGCGAAGACGGTCGCTGAGGATCGCCAGGCGTCTCGTACGGAGACGGAGGGGGTGCGGGCGGACCTGCGGGCCGTCGCGCAGCGTGTGGACCTGCACATCGCCGCCAGCGCGGCTCAGCAGGCACAGCCACCGGACCCGTCGTAGGCTGGCAGCAGGCCACCGGGCCGCCTCAGAGAAAGACCCCCACCGTCTCCGTCATTCGGTGGGGGTCTTCCTGTGTTCGGGCTACTTCTGCCGGACGACCTTCGCGCTCAGGATGAAGTGGCCGTCGACCACGTCCGTCTTGCGCTGCTCGGCCTCGGCCTTCGTCTCCCACGGGCCGATGATCGGCTCGTGCTCGGAGTCACGGGCCTCCATGCGCCACACGCGCTGCGCTCGGGTCACCGGTGCACCTCGCTCTTGTGGGCCTCGTACGCCACGCGGGCGCTCTGCTCGGAGTCCGCGACGGCCATGTGACCGCACGGGACCTTCTTCTTGAGGCCGCCCTTGTTCGTGAGCACCGTGCACGTCCACTGTGCCGCGCCGCCGACCTTCCTGATCACGACGCTCATAGCCACGCTCCCTGCTGCTTGTCCGGATTGCAGTCCGGGCAGGGGCGCTCCTGCGGGTTGGCCCGGCTACCGCCGAGCACCACCCCGTCGCCGCCGCACGTACCGCAGTCCCGTCCCGGGCTGCCCCAGATGTCCCCCAACTTCGCCATGCCTGCCTCTCCCCTGGCCCTACCGGGTCAGGTTCTTCCGCCGGGCCGCCGCGCGTTCCCACGCAGCCGCCCACTCCTCGGCCCTTCCGAGGATGCTCATGTACCAGACGTCACGTCCGGGGTTCGTGCCGTGCTCGCGGTGCCAGCGCACGGCGGCGATCTGCTGCCGCAGCGCGCGCTCCCACCCTTCGGGCGTCGTGCAGATGGACATGGCGTCCGTGCCCGCGCTCAGCGTCAACTCGACGTTGGCCGGGGTGCGGCTCGCGACGACGCGAGCACCGACGCCGAGGTACTCCAGCGCCTTGAGCGCCGACTTGGCCTCGTTGAACTTGGTGTTCGCGAGCGGCACCATACCCACGTCGGTACCCGCCAGCGCGGCGTGGTAGTAGTTCAGCGGGTGCAGGCCTCCGTCGATGAGCCGGTCCTCGGGCACCTGGAGCACGCCTGCGGCCCACGCAGCGTCTCCCACGACCTTGACGGACACCTGGGGGTCGGACGCGAGAACGTTCGCCACAGCGGCGCCCACGACCTCCAGGTCGTGCGGGTGCGACACGGCCACCCCGGACCAGCCGAGCACGACGTGGTCCGTCAGCCCGGAGAGCGCCACCGGCTCCTCGTAGGCGCCGTCGGGCAGCCCGTTCGGGATGCGCTCGACCCGGCTGTGCCGCGCGTAGTGCCGCGCGAGCGCGTCGGTGGTCACCGTGACCAGGTCCGCCCGACGGCAGGCCTCCTCCAGGTTGGACCAGTGCGTCGCGGAGCGGCGGTCGTTCCACGCCGCGTACGAGCCGCTGTCCGGGTCGATGGCGTACAGCGCGTCGTCCACGTCGATGACGACGGCGATACCGGCCGCCTGGAGCGCGCGTGCCATGTCGACCTGCCGGGGCGTGCCGACGCGCTGCATCACGACCATGTCCAGGTCGGTCAGGTCCAGGCCGCGAACGGATACGCCCCGGGGACCCATGCCGACCTTCACGTCCTGCGGGCGGTAAACGTTCACGGTCCAGTCGGGCCGGACGCTACGGACCGCCTCGGCGGGCCAGATGAGACGGAAGTATCCGCACGCTCCCGTATCGGATGGGATTACTGCGACCTTCACGATTCGTTCCCGTTCTCTCGGTTCCACTGCGACCGGCAGCCGCCGGAGCAGAAACGTGCGCCCTCGCGGGCGGCCGTCCAGACCGTGCCGCACTGCTGGCACGGTTTCGTTCGGGCGGCGATGCCGCCGAGACGCACCCGTTCGCGCAGGTCAGCGAGGGAAATCCCGTCGCGTTCGCAGATGCGAACGGCTGCGTCCCGGACGTCAGCCGCCGTGATGGTGGGCACTAACGTTCGCCGCGCAGGTGCGCCGCGTACGACTCGTTGACCAGGACGTAAGCGTCCTTGGTCGCCTGCCGTTCGCGGTCGGCCGCCTCCTGCATCATGGCGACCAGCGGGCCGAACGCGACCACTGCCGTTCGCCACACGTCGTGGAATGCACGGTGCAGATCGCGAACGGCACTGGTCATCGGCAACTGGTCCGGCCCGATGAAGTCGCACGTCGGGCACGGACCGTTCGCGTCCGGCTCGGTAGCGTTCTCAGCCACGGTTGCCCCTTCCCAGAGCCGCCTTGCAGTGGATGCACTTCTTGCCGGACTCCGGCTCAGGCACGGTGATCCAGACCTCGCTGAACCGGTTGCCGCGCGTCTCGTCGACGCGCCCGCACCACGTCTTGCCGGGCTCCCTCATCGCGTGCGCCGGGCCGACGCCCGTCACGCGCTTGATCGCCTTCCACTCCATCAGCGCGTGACCACGCAGCCGGGCCACGAGGCCTTCTGCGGCGCCTGCGCTGCGACCTGCCGCAGGCGCCCGCTCTTGATGGTCATGGCCTGCGTCACCTCGTCGATGTCCGCCTCGATGGAGTCCAGGCCGACGCCGAGAGAGAAACCGAGAGGGGCGTCCTGGAACAGATCACGCTCCACGCAGATGGTCGCCATGACGGCGCCGCTGGGGTCGATGTGGGAGGGGATCGCGTGGCCGATGACGTTGCCGCCCTCGAACTCGGCCGTGACCGGGATGCGCTGACCGAACTGCCAGTCGACGGAGCCCGGCTTGATGACGCGGCCGTCCACGGTCGGCTCCTCCACGTAGGCGATACGCGCTCGGAAGGCGTAGTTCGGCATCGGCTCCTCGACGGAGCCCTGCTGCCCGGCCCGCTGCCTGGCCTCGTAGAGCGCCTGCGCGGCCTTCTGCCGCTGGTGCTCGGCGCGGCGGACCTCGTCCTGCGCGGCGCGGTACGCGGCCAGGGCCGCCCGCACCGGGTCCGGGTGCTCGCCGCAGACGGTGCAGTACGGCTGCTCGGCCGCGTCCTTGCTGATCTGCCAGTCCTCGTGCGCGTGGGTGGTGGTCGTCATCGGTTCCTCTTCCAGAAGGAGCGCCGCTTCGGGCGGCGCGGGTACAGGGCTGCGGCCTCGTCGGCCGTCGGGACGTGCTCGACGACGCCGGGCGCCGTCCGGCCGCTGTAGTCGCGGCCGAACGACACCTGGGCGGTCATGCGGTTCATCTGCGTGTCATACATGGGGCAACCCTCGCAGGTCGGAGTCCCACTGCTCGCGGACGGCGGCGATGATGGCGATGGCCTCGGCGTGGAACGACTCGCCGCGCCACGAGTTGACCCCGAACTGCACGGTCTCGTTCTCGATGGTGCGCTCGATGTTCGTCACGAAGATCTCCACGAGACCGTCGTAGCCCCGGAACGACACGAGGGACAGGTCGGTGTAGTCGGTGTCGTCGTTGGTCGGCAGCGCGATGACCTGGAACAGCAGTTCGGGGCCGCTGATGTCGACCTTCTTGCGGATGACGCCGACGTAGAAGCCGCGCCCTCCCGAGCCGTTGCGGTGGTGAGCGGCTGACAGGATGGCGAAGTTGCTCATGATGTCCTCTTTCTGGGGGAATGACGGGGAGGGGTGGCCCGGCCCGCGAGGGGCCGGGCCAGGGTTGTCACCAGGTGTCGCTGACCGAGACGAACTCGTAGTCGTCGGAGCGGTACGGGACGCCGATGCCGCCGCAGAACATCGTCCAGCGGTTGTTGGAGAACTGAGAGACGGCCTGGACGTAGTGCCGCGTCGTGATGCCGTCCTGCCGGTTCCGGAGGGTCACGATCTGCCCGGCCCGGACCGGCAGGTGCAGGGCCGTGCGCTCCTGGCGCTTGACGAGGGCCTGAGCCGCTTCGGTGAAGGTGCGGTACGCGATCCGGCTGCCCTTGCCGAGCCGGTGCCAGCCGTCCTTCTCTCGGACGACGAGGCCGACGTACTCGCCGTTCACCTTGACGACGCGCTCGCCCGGTGCGGTGAGCGTCGTGGTGATGTTGCGGACGGTGCGTGCCATGGTGGAACCTCCTGGTTTGTGGTGCGTTGTGCTGACATACGTAACACTACACCCAAGCCAGGCGGATTACTACTCCGCGAGCGGAACTGGTCGCTGATCTGTGAGTTCGAGGTACCGGTCCGCCATGCTGCGCAGCCAGCGTGCCCGGCCCGCGCGGCGCGCCCCGAGCGGGCGGCCGTCGTACGTGATCGACTGCGCGGCCCGCTGGAGCCCGAGCAGCGCGCTCGCCTCGCGGACGCCTGTGAAGAACGGCACAAGGTCGCGCTCGGCCGCCTGCGGCATCAGGCCGCGCTCGGTGATGTAGTTCCGGTGGAAGTCGCGCAGGAACAGCGGGCGGCTGCCCCGGTCCGGCGAGTCGAACCACAGTGGCACGTCGGCCGCCCCGGCGAGGCGCGGGGGCTCCTCCCACGTCAGGTAGGCGTACTCGGTGGGGAAAGGCTCCTGGGGGAGAGCAATTCCGGAGGTGCTTTTGAGGATCAGGGTTGCCATTCTTCTAGCCTCTCGTGTTTGCGTATTCCTCTATTGCCTGGAGTTGTTCGTCCATGAATGCCCGGCTATTCCGGGCCGCGAGCAGCGGCTGCCAATGACGCAGGCGGCGCGCCGCTGCTGCGCGCTTTTCCGGGTCGGTCTCGATGTGCGAGTCCCACTCGGGGTCTTCGGGAAAGGTGGGGGTGGGGCTGCTGCTCACGCCTCGCTGTCCTTCGCGTAGGCGATGAGAAACGTGAGGATCGCGGCGGAAAGCGTCTCGTCAACGCTCTCCGCCTTGTCGTGCGCCGTCTGCCACAGGTCGTTGGACACGTAGAACGTGCACACCACCCGCTTCTCGGCGCCGGTGCGCGCCCGCATCACGCCGACGCCGTCCTTCACGGCGGGCTGGCTGGACTTCACGTACGCCTCCAGGAACGTCCTGATGGCGTCGCCCAGGGACTTGGCGCCCCGCTGGGCCGCCTTCGCCTTGGCTGTCTCCCACAGCGCCTCAGGGACGCGGATCGCGCGCCCCTTGCCGTTGGCTGCCATGGTCCTCCTTCCGGTAGATATTACGTACGTAGGGTATCAGGATACGACAACGGCCACGTCGCCCTTGCCCCACCGCGTGCCCACCGTCGCCTCGACGGCGAGCGGCACGTCCAGGAAGCAACCCATCGGTTCGAGCAGGTGGTGCGGCTCGATCATGCGGCGCATCGTCGCCGCGAGCGGGCGCTTCCAGTTGTCGGCCGGGATCTGGAGCACGATCGAGTCGTGCACCGTCGAGACCATCTGCACGTCCGGCACGGGGTTGCCGAACACCCCGGAGATGTCCGCCGCGACCATCTGCATGATGTCGCTGGCGAACGACTGCACCGGCGCGTTGCACGCCTGCCGGGCCGCCTCGCTGACCAGGTACGGGTCGCCCGTCATGGCGTTCGGCGTGCGGCGCACCCGGCCGAGCGGCGAGACCACCTGGCCCTCGCGGACCACGGTGTTGATGATCTGCTGGTGCCACTGCGACATGCCGTCCCACAGCGAGAAGAACGCCGTGTAGGACTCGTAGGCCTCCTCCAGCGTCAGGACGACGCCGTAGGCCGTCTCGGCGTACGTCTGGAAGCCCTCCGGGGTCTGCATGTAGAGCAGCCCGAAGTTGGACGCCTTGGCCCGCTGCCGCTCGTCGGGGGTGACGTCGGCCGGGTCCTTCTTGGTGATCTGCGCGGCCATGAGCCGGTGCAGGTCGTCGCCGCGCTGGTACGCCTCGATCATCGGCTCGCAGCGCGCGATGAACGCGGCGGCCCGCAGTTCGATCTGGCTGTAGTCGATTTCGACCACGAGCATCCCCGGGTCGGGCACGAACGCAGGCTTGAGCGTCTTGGTGACCTGCTGGAGGTTCGGCTCGGACGACGACAGGCGGCCGGTGCTCACCCGGCCCACGTTGTAAGAGGCGTGGATACGGGAGTCGGGCGTGACGAGTTCCTGCCACGACCGCAGGAACTCGGCCTTCTTGGCGGCCTGGCGCAGTTCGAGCAGGCGCTCGGCCACCTGGTTGCCCTCGCGGGTCTGCCGCTTGAGCACCGCGCTGTTCCACTGCGGGCGACCCTTGCCGGTCATCGCGTCGACCCGCAGCCGCCCGGCCTCGACCTGCTGGTCGGACCACGCGCGGAACCAGTTGCTCGTCGGCGCCCACGACACGTCGGCGGCCGTCATCTCCTCGGTGTCGGTGAACAGCGTCACCAGTTCGGCGGACGCCGCCGCGACGATGCCGTCCACCTCCGCGAGTTCGCGGGCGACCCACTCCTGATCCAGGCGGAACCCGCGCTGCTCGACGGCGGCGAGGTTGCGGGCCATCGGCATCACGCAGAACTCCGCGTGGCTGCCGAGCCGGATCATCTCGCGCTCGTCGGCGTCCTCGGTGCCGTCCGGCTCGTTGTCGGGCATCAGCCAGAGTTCGCGCTGCTGCACCATGCGCAGGCGCCACGTCCAGTACGTGTCGCGCGCGGCGTAGTAGCCCAGGTCCAGCAGCGGCACGCGCTCGGCGGCGCCCGGCGACGACAGGTCGACGTCGGCCCAGGACGGCACCGCGAACCGGCGCGGCGCGCGGACCTTCAACTTGGTGGACAGGTTCTCGTCGAGCAGGTGCTCGACGATCATCGTGTCCCACGACAGGTGCCCCGTCAGGTCGACGCCCGTGTGCGCGAAGATCCACCGGCAGTCGTAGCGCCCGTTGTGCGCCGTCAGGTCGGCGCCGGAGTCGCGCAGCGCGGTCGCGATGGCCGTGATGATCGCGACCCAGCGCGGGAACAGCGACGCTCCCTTGTGGCTGAGCGGCACGAGCCAGGTCACCGGGTCCATGTCGTCGAGGGACTTGGCGAGCGTGAGCGACAGCAGCACGATCCGCGCCGGGTAGCCGCCGTTGGTCGGGCCGCCCTCGTAGGCGTGCTCGTCGAGACCGGTGTTCTCCAGGTCCCAGGTGATGAACGGATGCGCGTGGATCTGCCGGAGCAGCGTGTCCAGGTCGTCCTCATCCCAGAGCCAGGCGACCCGTGTGACGTCGAACAGGTCCCCCTGGGTGAAAGGGTCCGGGGTGGTGGTCATTCGTCCTCCTGACGAAGCGGGGCCGCCCGTGTGGACGGCCCCGCGCTAGTTACGTATGTGTGCAGCCTACCTCACAGCGGCGTGACGTGGGTGACGCGGTTGTGCCGCAGGCGGATCGTGACGATCTTGCCGACGTAGTTCGTCACCGCGCTGCCGACCTGCGAGTCCGGCTCGGTGAGGTACACGCTGCCGTCCTCGAACCGCAGGCGGTAGGTGACGTTGCCGCTGGCCGTCGTGCCGACGCCCTCGGCGGAGACGAGCCGCTGGCTGTTCTGGAAGAGGCTCACGAGGCCACCGCCGCCGGGAAGATCCGCTCCTGGAGGTGGCGGTACTCGATCCGCCGCTGCGCCCCGCTGGAGTAGTACGACAGCGCGCCGAATAGGTCGGCCACCTTGGCGTAGAGCACGGCGTTCTCGAAGCCGCCCTGGTTGCCCATCAGGACGTACGTCCGGACGAGGGTCACCGCGACGTTCTCGCAGTGTTGGAGCGTCGCATTGCCCTGCATCCAGGAGAGGCCGGTGCGGCGGCTGTCCTGGAAGATCTGGACGGCGTGCCGCAGCACCTCCGGGTCCTGGGCGTGGGGGACGACGTCGATGTACTTGACCGTGGTCACAGGGTCTTTCCCTTCTCGTAGCAGGAGTGGCACTTGCTCTTGGTGCTGTTCCAGGCGGGCCGCCGCCAGATGCCCGGCCCGCTGGCCGTGGCGCCGCAGACGGTCGTCTGCCAGTGCCGCTTGCGCGTCTCGGTGGCGATCAGGTGGATGCTGAACCCGGCCGAGCCGTAGTCCCGTGCGTTGCACGAGACCCACTCGTACCCGGCGGGCGGGTTGTCGAGGTCGAACCGGCGGGCCACTACGGCACCTCCACCATCAGGTGGGCGTACCAGCGGACACCGGCCGAGTCGAGACCGGTACGGGACGCGAGAACGCGCTTCGTGTCGAAGCCGGTCAGCGCCACGCCGTCGTCCGGCTGCCGAGCGACCTCGGCCCAGAACTCGGCCCACGCCTCGCTCTCGCGCAGGTAGCCCTTGGACGCCTGCGCGCCGCCGTCGTCGGTCAGGACCACGAACTGGCTCATGGTGCGGCTCATGTTGCTCCTTCGGGGAGGGGCGGGGCCGGAGCCCCGCCCGGGGTGGGGTCAGGAGGCGACGCGGACCTGGAAGCCGAAGGCCGCCTTGAAGAACCGCGTCTCGCCCTTGGCGTCGCGCACCTGGAGCGCCCACTTGGTGGGGTCGATGTAGCCGTTGCGCGGGTTGCGGGCCACAGCAGACCGGGTCACCCGGAGCGAGCCGTACTTGCGGGAGACGATGGTCTGGCCGACGGTGACGGTCTCGATGGCGGCGGGCGTGGTGTTCATGGTGTTACCTCCGGTTTTGGTGACCTGCTGTGCTGACATACGTAACATTAGCATCCCGCCCGGGGCGGGTGCAACTCCCCCGGATAACTAATTCCAGGGGAGTTGCGGCCGGTCAGACCAGGAGGAACTTGGTCGACTTACGCGACGTCTTGGAGCGGACCAGGCCGACCCGGTCCGAGTCCTGCGTGCGGACGTACTCGAACGAGTAGGTGATCATCGCGGCGGTCTCCTTGAGCACCTCGACGATCTTCCAGACGTTCCGCTCGTCGTACCGGATCACGTCGCCCTTGGCGAGGTCGGCGGCCATGACCTTCTCGGCGCCGTCCTCGGTGAAGGTGCGCCCGGCAGCCTGGACCTCGGTGAACTTGGCCCCGGAAGAGCGGATCCACTCTTCGGTCTCGCCGCACACGGTGCAGAAGCCGTTGCTGAGGGTGTGAACCGTGTTGCCGAACATGGTGACCTCCCGGTCGGTTAGGTGCCTGCGTTGTGCTGACATACGTAACATTAGCATCGCCCACCGGGACCGTGCAACTCCCCGGGATAACTAATCTCCGGGGAGTCGCGCGGCGGCTAGTCCTCGCCCTTCTCGATGTAGCGCAGTACCGCGTTCTCGACGGACTCGCGCGTCAGGTGCGCCTGGTAGATCGCCTCATCCACCGAGCGCGGCACCATCACGTTCCAGAACGTGACCGACCGCTTCTGGCCGATCCGGTGCAGCCGGTCGCGGCTCTGCACCCAATCGTCCCGGCGCTCGCTGATCGACGTGTAGACGGCGTGCGACGCCGTGACCAGTTCGTTCACCGCGAGCGACAGCGTGCGCATCTGGGCGATCAGCACGATCCGCACGTCCTCGTCCGAGCCGAACCGCTTGCGCAGCCGCTCGCGCTCGGCCGGGGCCGTGTCGCCGGTGATCGTCATGAGCACGGTGTCCTTGCCCTCGGCCGCCCCGATCGCCGCCTCCAGGTCGGCAATCTCCTGCCGGAAGTGCGCGAAAACCACCACGCGCTTCTCCCCGGCGAGCGTCGTGCACACGATGCCCCGGGCCGCCGCCACCTTCGAGTCCCCAATGGTCCGGGTCACCCCGGCGTCGTCGGGCAGGTAGCCGCTCGTGATCTGCCGCAGGCGCATCATCTGCGCGAGCCGGTTCGGCACCGTGGCGACGGCGCCGCCGCCGAGCACAGCGGCCAACTGGTCCTTCATCTGGTCGTAGGCCGTCTGCTCCTTGGGCGACAGGTGCACCGGCACCGTGATGTCGACGGTCTCGGGCAGGTCCAGCGCGTCCTCCTTGCGGACGACGATGCTGTTCTGGTCCATGACGCGCTGCATCTCACCGAGGTTCTGGTACCCGATGATCTGCCGCCCCTGCCAGCCGCCGAACACGCCGTAGCGCTCCTGGAACTGGCCGAACGGCATCGCCTTCATCTCGCCGGGCCGCTTCGGGTCCGGGACGTTGAACGCCATCGGCTCCAGGAACCGCCACTGCGCCCACACGTCCATCGGGCTGTGCGGCATCACGGTCCCGGTCAGGATCAGGCGCCGGGGTGCCATCTTGCTCAGCCGGGCGGCCATCCGGCTCACGTTGGCGCTCGCGGACTTGATGCGGTGGCTCTCGTCCACCACGATCACGTCCGGCCCGAACCGCTCGACCGCCTTGTGCAGCACGTCGGCCACGGTCTTGCTGCGGCTCACCTCGCGGCGCTGGCTCAGCGAGTCGAGAGACAGCACCTCCAGCACGATGCCCGGCCCGCCGCCGATCATGTCGGCCCACAGGTTGGTCCGGCCGGGCAGGTTGTCGCGGAACTGGTAGGCGTCCACGTTGAGCCCGGCCCAGGCGATGGAGCGCCGGTGCCCGAGCCGGGCATCGAACCGCTGCCCGCGCGCGGCGAGCACCTCGGCGCGCTGCGTCACGGAGCCGCCCAGGGCCTCCGCCCACACGGCCACGCCTTCGGCCGCATACTTCGCCGTTTGCCCGACCCAGGAGTCCAGGGCGACGAGCGGTGCGAGCACGAGCACGCGCACCGTGCGGTCGGTCTTGAGCGCGAGCGCGCTGATGTAGTCGACGGTGGCGGCCGTCTTGCCGGTGCCCGGGTCGCACAGCAGCGCGCACACGCCGCGCGTCTCGATGATGCGCCGCAGCACCCGGCGCTGGTGCTCGTAGCGGGGCTCCCCGCGCGGCTTGAAGTTGATCGTCACGGGTTCTTCCGCAGGTAGGGGGCGATGGCCTTGAGGACCGTCTCGGCCATGTCGGAGGAGCCCTTCTTCCCGTCGTTCGTGCTCCAGGTCCACACGTCGTCGCTGGCCCGGTAGCGCACCGTGACGCGACCGTTGGTCCAGGAAGACGGCGAGGTTGCCGGGTTGCCGTACAGGAGGGCTCGGAGGTTGCTGTCCATGCTCATGCCTCTCAGTTTACATGTTACGTGTGTATTTATCTTCATCACCGCACTACCTAAGGGGTAGTGCGGTGATGAGGAATAAAGACGAGACCTATTCGCCCGATTCGCCCGGCTGCTCGTCCGGGCCGTAGTCCTCGGTGTAGTCCGGGTCCAGCGCGTGCAGCAGGGGCGAGCCCCGGCCGGTGCCGCGCGTCGTCATAATTTCGCCCAGGGTGACGAGCCGCTGCCGCGCCTGGTCGAGTGCCCGGTTGCTGATCCCCCGACCGGCGGGGAGTGCTCCGGCGGCGTCGCAGAGTTCCTGCGCCCGCAGGGGCTCGGTGGCGATCCGCAGCGCGTCGCGGATCGCCTCGTCAGCCGCGTTCATCCGGTCCAACTGCTCCTGGACCTTGTCCACCTGCTCGGCCTCCTCGTACCAGGTACGACGCTCCTCCTGGTCGAACGGCAGGTTGCCCCACTCCAGGTGGACGTCCTCGCGGCCGGTGGCCCGCATCTGTCGCATGGACGTCATGTCGTCCTTGTCCGTGCGGCGCAGGTGCACGATGGAGTCGGCCCAGTCCTCCAGCGCCGACGAGCCGCGCGCCCGGTCTCCGTCCCACCCTGCGTGCGCCGTAAGCACCAGGTCGATCGCACCGACCTCGGCCCGGACCCACTCGTTGAGTTCGCGCAGCCAGTTGCCGACGTCGGCCGTGTCGTTCTGGGACTCACCGGTGAACGCCTGTGCGAACGTGTCGACGAAGATCGCCCCGACGTTGTGGCTGACCAGGGCCTTGGTCAACTTGGCCCGGACGGACTTGTGCTTGAACGGGTTCAGCCGCCCGCGCAGGTCCACCTGGAGCACGCGGTCCAGCGGCACGCCGCGCCTGCTCAGGTCGTCCGCGAGCATCGGGCCGTTCACCTCGAAGTTGAGGAACGCGACCTTCTGCGTCGGCTCCAGCGCGCGCACCGCGAACTCGTTGAGGAACTTCTCCCCGGTGAGCAGCGAGTGCGCCAGGTTGCAGAGCCAGATCGTCTTGCCCGTCTTGCGCTGTGCGACGAGCAGCATCGACGAGTTCCAGGGCAGCAGCCGGTCGATCCGGCCGGGCTCCGGCGGTTCGTCGGTGAGCACGTCGGCCGCCGTCCGGATTGGGGCCTCCAGTTCCGGGTTGTCGGCCAACTGCTTCTCGGCCCGGACCTCGGCGTAGCGCTCGCGCGCCACCTCGCGGACCTCCATCCGGAGTACCTCGTGCTGGACCATCCGCTCGAACGCGATGGACTGCGCGGCGTCCTGCGTGCCGTCGTCCTCCTCGTCGTCCTCCTGGTCGCTGTAGGCGCTCAGATCCACCTCGACGGACCCGGCTGCCCCGAGCGTCTGAACGTCGCTGTACGGGTCGTACGCGTCGTCAGACGAGACCGTCGGCGGCCGGGTGTGGCCCTCGGCCTCCTCGATGCCGAACACGAAGTCCTTGCAGCGGTCCACCACCTCCTCCGGGAGGTGCTGGGCCAGGGTCGGCCAGCCCTGCGTGGGCTTGCCCCGGGCGATCTTCTGGAGCGTGGACTCGATCGACTGCTCGATGCGGGTCTGCATCCCCTCCTCGTCGTGCGTCGCCTGGGCGATCACCGCGACGATGCCCGGCGCGAGGTTGCGCCACACCGGCGAGACGCGGCGGGTGGAGTCGTAGCCCTCCGCCAGCAGCGCCCCCGCGAGCGCCAGGTAGGCGTCGTGACGGCCGCCGCGCGTGGGCCACTCGACGGCCAGCAGCGTGCCGAGTGCGATGCATCCGACCCGGCTGCGCAGTTCCCCGCCGTCGATCACGGCAGGTCCCTCCGGGCCGCCCCACGGCTCGCTGTCCCACAGGTAGGCGTCGCCGTCGGGGTGGACAGACGGCGCGATGACCGTCTGCCCGCCGGTGGACCGCAGTTCGACCAGGGTCCGCTTCGGGTGCTTCGGGTCGCTGTGCTGCCACCGCGTGGTGCCCTCGGGCAGCCCGTCGCGCACCACGTACCAGTAGTGGCTGCCCGGCCGCGAGGCCCGGCCGCTGACGGCCGCCGTCGTCCCCCGGAGGAAGATCTGCGCTGCCGTGAGCGCCTTCGGGTGGTCGATGTCGACGTCCACCAGGCCGCCCGACGGCGAGCCGAGGGCGATCCCCAGAGAAGAGTCCTCCGCACCGAACGCCGTGCGCACCTGCTCGGCGGAGTCGTAGTGCAGCGCGGTCCACGCGGAGTCGAAGGGGCGCTTGGTGCCCGGCCGGACCGGCACGGGCGTATACCCACGTTCGTATGCCTCTACCGCGCTCTTGATGGTAGTCTCGCGGCTGAGGTTCATCCCGCCGTCCTTTCATCGCACACGGTCGGGGTGGGGTTGCTGTTACGTGAAGGGCTGCGTCTGGGGGCGCAGCCCTTCGGCATTTCCAGGGTCATGTGGTTCCTTTCACCGAGGCCCCGTGGAGGGGCCGAGCACATGATACTTTAGTCAACACACGGCGCGGTGCGCACCTCCAGCGAGGGCACGGCGGGACGGTTCCAGAACCCTACCTCCAGCCCTGACCTGCCGGTTTGTACCGCCCTCTGTACCGTCTCTGTTCTTCTTTCATCATCACCCTCCCCCGTAGGGGGTGTGGTGATGATGAAAGAAGAACGACCCCACCCAAGGAGCCCCATGCCCACGATCGCAGTCTCCCCGAGCAGCCTCGGCACCTACCGAGCCTGCCCCAAGAAGTACGAGTACAGCAGCCTCCGCCGCCTGCGGCCCGCCGCCGTCACCGATCTGATCACCCGCGAGTTCGGCTCGTGGTGGCACGCGCTGCGCGCGGCCGACGCCATCGCCCGCAGCCGGGTCCAGGGCAAGGAGCCGATGTACCTGCCGGACGAGGTCTCCACGGGCGACAAGGGGCCGGTCCTGCCGGTCACCGACACGCTCACCGGCTCGGACGTGCTGCTCGCCGCCGCGCGCTACTGGCAGGCGATGCCCGCCGACGACCAGGAGCGGTGGCTGGACAAGATGGGCGCGCCGCTGCCTGAGCACCTCGCGGAGATGGACCGCAGGTGGGAGGCGGCCTGGGGCCGGGAGTCCCGCGAGAACGAGGTGGTTCTCGCGGTCGAGGTTCAGTTCGAGGTGCCGATCGCGGACACCGGCGTCGTGCTGCGGGGCCGCGTGGACGAGGTCTACTACGACAAGCGCCTGGGGCTCGTCGTCGTCCGCGACCACAAGACCAACGGCACCATCGCCACCACCGAGTCCCTGGACGACCTGCTCGACTCGCAGTTGCACCTCTACGCCTGGGGCGTGTCGGTGCACCTCAAGATCGACGTGAAGGCCGTCGGCTACGACCGTGCCCGCAGCAAGCCTGCCGCGCAGCCCGCCGTCACCAAGGCGGGCAAGTTGTCGGCGTCCGTCACGGACTACGACCTGGACAAGTACCTCGACTTCACCGAGGAGCCGGTGCCGTTCCCGGGCCTCAAGAAGGACGGCAGCGGGGCGGGCGAGTACCTGCGCGACCCGAAGGTGGTCGAGAAGTTGCAGGCGCCCGGCGAGCGCGACAAGTGGAACCGGCGCACGCTCGACCCGGTGAACCCGCGCATGGTGCGCGGCCACCTCCAGGAGGCCGTTGCCACGGCCGAGGGCCAGGCGGAGGCGTCGCGCCGGTTCAACGACCCGACGCGCGGGCCGGTCGCCCGGAACCTGTCGCGCACCGGCTGCAAGGGCTGCGACTTCGTGCACCTCTGCCTCGACGAGATGCGCACCAACCGGCGGCTGGAGCCCGCCTCCTACGGCCTGGCCGAGAAGGCGTAGCCTGCCTGGATGGAACCGATCCTGAGGTACTTCGCGTTCGACCACCTGCCGCAGCCGCTCCGGGCCGTGAGCGAGCCGTTCCACACGCTCGCTCACGGCCTGGTGGCGAGCCTGCCGCGCAGCCCCGAGAGGACCGTGGCGCTGCGCAAACTGCTCGAATCCAAGGACGCAGCGGTGCGCGCAGCGCTCCCGCCGGAGGCCGAGTAGCCGACCCTCGCCGGGTAGCGTATGCTTACGTATGTAGGGTCAAGGTCAGAGGGACCTCACCCACGAACAACTGGAGACAGATGAGCAACACGATCGCGGGCCTCACGCTGTACGGCGTCGAGGACATCGGTGAGGACTACGGTCGCTTCCTGCTGCACGGCAGCCAGGGCAGCGGCAAGACGTACCTCGCGAGCACGATCGCAGCCCTCGGCAAGACGCTGCTGGTGGACATGCGCGGCGAGCGCGGCACCCGGTCGTTCGTCGGGACGCCGTGGGCGAAGAACATCACCATCGTCCGGCCCAAGTCCATCAAGCAGTTGGACGAGATTTTCTACGCGCTGGACAAGGGCGAGGGCGGCTTCAAGGCGGTCATCCTCGACTCCCTGACCGGCGTCCAGAAGGCCACGATGCGGTTCCTGCTGGGCCACAGCGAGACGGCAGTGCGTGAAATCGGGCAGGGCACCGCCCCGGCCGACCAGCGCACCTGGGGCCAGGCGCTCGACATCATGAGCGACATCCCGACGTTCTGGTACTCGCTGGCCGACGCCGAGCGGCCCAACCCGATGCACGTCATCCTGACGGCGCAGACGAAGGTCACGCAGGACGAGGTCAACAACACCATCACGCGCACCGTGGACGTGCAGAAGGGTGCGCAGTCGATCACCCTGGCCGCCCCGGACTACGTGATGTTCTGCGAGGCCGAGGCCGACTTCGACCAGAGCGACGAGGACGGCAACCCCAAGGAGCGGCACGTCGCTCGGTTCGGCAACGACATCGACTACCGCATCAAGGCGCGCGTCCCGGCGCACCTGCACGGTCGGATCCCGCCCGTGCTGGGTCGGAAGGCCCCGCTGTCGCTCGTCTCCCTCGGGACGACGCTCGGCATCGGCGGTATGCCTGCGGCCAAGGCCGCAAGCAAGTAGCACAAACAGCAACAACCCTCACAGAAAAGAGAAACAAATGGGTGCATACACCCTGGACCTGTCCGGCTACAAGCCGATGATCGGTGACACCGTCCCGGACGGTAAGTACCTCGTGCAGGTCGACGACTACGAACTCGGCAAGTCGAAGGCCTCCGGGGCGGACATGTTCACCGTCTGGCTCCGGATCATGGAGGGGCCGTACGCGGGCAGCGTGCTCATCGACCGGCTCGTCACCAACGGCAAGGGCCTCTTCAAGATCGTCGGCTTCCTCAACGGCCTGGGCCTGCCCACGCCGAAGAAGCGGCTCTCGATCAACCCCGACCAGTGGATGCGCCGCAAGGTGCTCATCGACGTCTCGCTGGGCGAGCCGTACCGGGGCCGCCCGGCCAACAGCCAGGTCGACGGCTACAGCCGTTACGTGGCCGACGCCGCCGCTTCCGGCACCGCCGTCGAGGAGGTGCAGGACGTGGTCGTCGAGGAGCCCGCCGAGGTGCCCTACGACGAGGCCAACTCGATCGAGAACGAGATGGCCGAGCCCGAGGTGGCCGAGGTCGCCGCCGAGCCGGTCAAGGAGTTCACGACGGCGCAGGGGGCCGCCGAGACCCCGGCCGAGGACGACGCCCCGGCCACCGCCCGCCCGCAGGCTGCCGAGCCGGAGACGCTGTCGCTCTCCGACATCAGCCTCTGAGGTAGGGTTCAGACCGCCGGGGCGGGTAGAGATGGTGGTTGTGCTGACACTCAACCTTCTGGTTCTCCCCGTCCCGGCCTCAGTCCAGGCGGACCACCGACCGCCTGTACCAGCGTGGCCCCGGGTCCAGATAGCGGCCCGGGGTCACGTTTTATGGCCGCTGGCGTAACTGGCAGCGCACCTGGTTGTTACCCAGGGAGGTTCAGGTTCAAATCCTGAGCGGCCAGCCAAGGCGCTGTGCCCGAACGGCCAGGGAACGGCCTGCAAAGCCGGACAAGCGGGTTCAACTCCCGCCAGCGCCTCGCGTCGGCCGCCCTTCACCGGCTGCCGCACGGCCCGCCCCGCACTCACTCCGGGGCGGGCCACTCTCGTCTCCAGGAGGACCCATGGGCCAGCCCGAGGGCACGCTCACCGCGAGCATCACCCGCGCGATCCTGCGCCGGTTCCCGGACGCCTACGTCGTCAAGATCGCAGGCGGCCCGTACCAGTCCGGCGGGCTGCCGGACATGGCCGTGATCCTGCGCGGCCGGTACTACGGCTTCGAGGTGAAGAAGCGGCGCACCGGCGAGAGCGAGGCGCACGCGCGCGACCGCGCGACGGTCCGGCAGCGCAAGCGCATCGCGGACCTGCGGGCGGCAGGCGCCGTGGCTGACGTCGTGCTCAGCGTCGAGGAGGCGCTCGCGCTCCTGCCGGAGTCGTAACCTGTTCGTAACATGTTTGGTGTTGCCCTCCCTTGCTGACGTGCTAATGTTACGTATGTCAGCACAACGCAGCACCCAAACCAGGAGGAACACCATGAGCCGCAACACCACCCGCCGCGCCCGCCGCCACGCCCACGTCGACAACATGACGCACACCTACGCCGCGCTCCGCCGCGCCGGGACGCCGTCGTTCGTCACGAGCCACGAGGCGTACCACATGACGGACGCCCGCGTCGGCGTCCGGGGCGACCACAACCTCAAGAACGGCTTCGGCCTCGCCACGCTGATCAAGAAGGCGGGCGGCCAGGTCAAGGCGCTGTCCGACCTGCCGGACCTCTGCGAGAGCGGCCACGAGATGGCGGCCATCCCCGGTCTCGACGGCGTCAGCGTGTGCATGGACTGCGGCAAGGCGGAGGTGCCCGACGCCCCGGCCCCGACCGGCCCGCAGCGCGGCGACGTCGTGTCCTACACCAAGCCGTTCCTCGCCAAGGGCGAGGCGGCCAAGTGGTCGGTCCGGTACGTGGACCCGAGCGACGGCACCCTCACGCTCGACCTGCTCGGGCACAGCAAGCGCTCGACGGCGCGGTTCGGCGTCCACCCCGGCAAGGTCACCGTCCTCTCGCACTCCTGAACCACTCCGGCGGGCCGTCGACCGGCGGCCCGCCCCGTCCCCCAGGGAGAACACCATGCAGCGCAGCAAGATCCAGGTCGGCGTCGAGTACGCCGAGTCCCGCGTGAAGGACTGGGCCGAGTACCCGTCCTACGTCACCCGGGTGCAGGTGCTCGACGCCGAGCCGTGGCTCGTCCAGGCGCACTGGCAGGCCACGCACGACGAGTCCGACCCGGACACCGTGCCGGACCCGGGCAGCCCCGAGGCCCCGCACCTGATCGTCCCGAAGCGCTACCGGCGCCGGGACAAGAGCCGGGGCTACCGTGACAAGGGCAACCTCGTCCTGATCCGCTCGTGGATCAAGCCGCAGGACCACGTTCCGGGGCATTGGGGCGACCCCGAGGTCACCGAGACCAGGATGCTCGTGACGACCTGGGAGGACGCCGAGGACAAGATGCAGGCGGTCCGCGACCGGAAGGCCGAGGAGCGCAAGGCGGCCAACGCCGAGAAGGCGCGGCTCCGAGAGCGCGAGGGCCGGATCAACGAGCGGGTGCGGGACCTAGGCATCCTGACGTCGTTCCGGGTGGAGCGCAGCCGCATGAGCCGAGACACCGACGTGCTGACCATCAAGGCGGACACGCTGGAGGCGCTGCTCGGCCTGGCCGAGGTCGGGCGCGCTGCGCAGGACATGCTGGCAGACGAGTACGAGGCCCGGTCATGACCGGCACTCTGACGGCCATCTCCGCCGCCCTGCGCACGATCCACCAGCCCACCGGCACGATCCAGTGCGGCGCCCGCGCCACGCTGTCGGTGAAGCACTCCCTCGGCAGCGGCACCCACGAGGCCCGGCTGTTCTGCACGGAGCCGAACGGGCACCTGCCGAGCGAGCACCGGGACGGCATCTGCTGCTGGACGGTGCACACCTTCTCGGACGAGGTCGTCGAGTCTCGGGAGCCGCGCGACCTGCGCCGCTGCGGGGAGTGCGGCGGGCAGTGGCCCTGCGCCACGCTGCGCGTCCTGATCGACGAAGGCGTGTGAGATGGCCTCGTTCAGCAAGGGCGACCTGGTGTGGGTGCAGGCCGACAACCCCGGCAGCCCGCCGCACGCGGGCGTCGCAGACGCCGACAGCAAGGGCGGCTTCACGATCGTCCGCGTGCGCGGCGTGCCGTTCCTGATCAGCAACGACCGCATCAGCAAGGCGTGATGGCGGCCCGGCCTCTGTGGAGGTCGGGCCGCTTTTTCGTAACATGACCGTTATCGTTTGGAGTTGCCCCGTCTTACTGATGGGGGTAGTGTTACGTATGTCAGCACAAAGCAACACCACCCCAAGGGAGCACCCCATGCACGAGATCACCAGCACCGACAACATGTTCTCCGTCCGCGAGATGCCGTGGCACGGCCTGGGCACGGTGCTCAGCGAGTACCCGACCCGCGAGGAGGCGCAGCAGATCGCCCACCCGTGGGAGCCGATCACCGCCCCGGTCTTCCGGCAGGTGCCCGGCTTCGGCCCGGACGGGATGCCGACGGTCACCTACGAGCCCATCGAGGGCCAGCAGGAGGTCGTCCGCAGCGACAACGGCGGGCACATCGGCGTCACGAACGACACGCTCGGCATCGTCACCAACTCCGAGATGTACGACATCGCGGAGGCCGTGGCCGGGCTCGGCGGCGACGTCCGCTACGAGACCGGCGGCACGCTGCGCGGTGGCCGCCAGGTGTGGCTGCTGCTCCGCCTCGACGAGCCCCTGACCCTCAAGGGCGACCCGAACGGCGCGACGCTCCAGTACTTCGCCCTCCAGAACAGCCACGACGGCGGCGGCTCGTTCCGGGGCCAGGCGATCAACACGCGCATCGTCTGCGCCAACACCTCGCGGATGGCCGACATGTCCGCCAAGGCGCACGGCACGGAGATTGTCTTCCGGCACACGAAGAACGTGAAGGACCGCATCGAGGAGGCCAAGCAGGCGCTCGCCATGTGGCGGGTCTCCGTCGAGGAGTGGAAGGTGTTCAACGAGCACCTGCTGACCATGCGGATCACCGACGCGCAGCGCGAGGAGTTCATCGAGCGCTTCGTCCCGGCGCCGGAGGCGCAGATCGTCAGCAAGCGCGTCCTGACCAACATCGAGACGGCGCGGGCCGACCTGCGCACGATCTTCGCCAGCGAGACCAGCGAGGGCGTGAAGAACACGGCCTACGGCCTGGTCCAGGGTGCGGTCGAGTACAGCCAGCACTTCCGCTCGACGCGCGGCAAGACCGACGCCGACCGGGCCGAGAACCTGTTCCGCCGGTCGTTCCTGGACCGTGATCGCCTGGTGGCCTCGGCCTCCCGCATGGCGCAGGACATCGCGGTCAGCGTCTGACCCTCCGCAAGACGAGAGCCCCGGCCAACCGGCCGGGGCTCTTTGCGTAGTTCGTTCTTCCATCATCACTTATGCGCGCCTGCGGCGCGAGCATAACGTGATGAGAGAAGAACGGGCAAGTTACGATGCGTACATGAGCACCCCCAACATCATCCAGCGGCCCGACTGGGGCGCGCGTTACGCCGACGGGTTCGGGTACCGGCCCGTGGGCGACCTGGACGTCTACCTCCACCACTCGGTGACGGTTGCGCCCGACCTGCTGCCGCCGTTCACCGACGACTACGCAGCGATCCGCACGCTGGAGGACATCGGCCAGAAGCGGTTCGGCGCAGGCGTGTCGTACCACTTCCCGATCACCCCGGTGGGCCTCGTGTTCGAGGGCGTCAGCATCGACCGCGTGGGCGCTGCGATCGCTGGGTACAACACGCCGACGGTCAACATCGTGCTCGTGGGCAACTACGACAAGGTCACCCCGCCGCGCCCCATGCTGGAGGCCGTGGACGGCCTGCTGCGGCTCGGCGTCGCCCGGGGCTGGTGGAAGTCGGCCCGGCTCGCGGGCGGCCACCAGGACGCCCCGGGCGCGCAGACGGCGTGCCCCGGCCGGTTCGCGCAGGCGCTCATCGACGACATCAACCGGGGCGAGTACCGCGCCGACGACGGCGCGGTACTCGCCC